CCCCTGACACCGTTGTAGGTGGTCAAGGTATCCTCGGCGGTCTTGAGATTCTTGGTAGTACTAATCAACTGTATTACGTTCGCGCTGAGGCTACTGGAGCCGCAGGCGCCGCTAACTATATCCCACTTGGTACCTGTCCTCACGCGAGACACAACCCTGACGCTCTATCCAAAGACGTTGCATTTAAAGTAGCCTTTAATGTTTCTTCGGGAGGCACAGAGAAAACTACCGCCGGAGCTAATTACATCATTGCTTACCGCGAGCGCCCCGGTGTTGCTGGCGCTTTTTCTAAAGCTGACTTCGTATGGAAGGATGAGTTCGCACGCGCAACCGCCGCTCAATTCGACCCGGGAACAGGACCTGTAAACTATTCGGCGGTTGATGCCTATACGGGTTACTGGATTGGCGCTTACGCTGGTTCCGGGTCTAATATGGAAGTAACGATTACGTCCGGGTCCGTCACTTACTCCGACGCCTTGTCTGCCACTCCCGTTGACACTGATGCAATCACTTGGCAAGCATTGGTTACGGCTGGCACTAACAATGGCTACGGAACTTCTGGTGCTTCCGGTGTTGTTGGTTATACTCACGCCGCATTGCCGTCAGTAGAACCGCGTGCCGCCGACATCACTGATGTTTCGGGCGCTGAGTGCCTCGCACACGGAGCGACTTTCTCCATGATTGAGGGAGGAGGATATGTCCCTAAATCATTATGGAATGGTCAAGGATACAACTACTCGTCTACTACAGCTGCCAATGGTAGCTCTAAAGTTCGAGGTATTCAAATTGTCGCTACTAACAAGAACGGTCCTGGCACCGACTTGAAAGTATACAACGATGGCGTTTTGGAAGAAACATTCGCCTCTGAATTCATAAAGCCTGCTAATGGCAGCAGGTACGCTGAGGACTTAATTCAACTAGGAACTACAAACCTCAAGTCTGAGTTTATTAAAGGTCGCTTCTACACCATCGCCCAGACAGGTGGAGATGGCACCGCGTACTCTTCAGACACTAGCGCAGTACCTTACACTGCTCCTACTAACTGGAGCGATACTATTACTGGAATGGGTCGCGCTGTGTGGGTTTCTGGTAACGGAACCACTCACCCAGTTACCACACCGGCTAATGGATACGCCTTAAACTGGCGATTCCCTAAGATGCTTGGTGGAACATTCAATCTGGCTGGCGGAGATAACGGTGACGCCGATAGTGACAGCAATGCTGGTAGTTTAACTACCTCTCATACTACAGGGGCTGTCATTGGAACCGCTGGAGCTAGAACCGGAATGTATGCTCTTGATAGAGAGGACATTGATATTAACCTGGTCGCTGTACCAGGCATCACTGCCCAAACAGTTCAAAACGCTCTCATCACTTTGTCTGAAAGCACGGCGAACTTCTTAGCGTTAGTCTCACCTCCTTATGGATTTAGTACTGCGCAACAAGCACTTAACTGGTCCAACGGCACAGCATCTGGTAGAACTGCTGCTATAAACAGCTCTTATGCCGCAATATATTGGCCTTGGGTAAAAGTGTACGATAATTACAGCAAACAAGATTTATGGTACGACCCAGTCATCTTCGCGCTCAAGCAGTACGCTTTCACCGATTCTGTTGCTGACCCTTGGTTCGCACCTGCTGGTATCGTTAGAGGTCGCTTAACTAAGCCGACAGACGTTGAAGTTAAACTAAACGTTGGCGATAGAGAAGCCCTGTACGGTCCCGCTTGCGTCGTTAACCCCATCGTTAAGTTCACTACGGACGGTATCGCAATCTACGGTCAAAAGACTACACAACGAGCCGCAACGGCTCTTGATAGAGTTAACGTCCGTCGCTTGATGATTTACTTGCGGAAGCTAGTACTAGCCTCTACTAGACAGATTGTCTTTGAGCCTAATGACCCGATTACGTGGCAACGCGTTAAGGAAATTCTAAACCCAGCTCTTGATGATATCAAGATGCGTCGAGGTGTTACCTCCTACAAAGTAGTGTGTGACTCTTCAACTAACACCTCCCTTCGAATCGATAGAAACGAGCTGTGGTGCAAAATCTTCATCAAGCCAACTAAGACTGCTGAAGTCCTAGTCTTCGAGCTGAATCTCACTTCTGCAGGAGCATCTGTATAAACACTATATAACATAGAGGAATAATAAATGGCAACTGGCAAATTTTACATCGACCGAGCAATAGACGTTACAACTGGAGGACACAAACTTTCACACGAATTAGAGTCCTTTCGTTCTTACGGGTGGGAAATCGAAATCCCAACTCTTCCTGGAATTCTCGGTAAGCTTCCAGGAACAGAGAATGAAAGACTTACATTGGCTTGTAAACAAGTCACCCAAATTGGGTTCAGTGTAGAAGATGTTGAAGTGCATCGTGTTAATGAGCGTTTCTACTACCCCGGTAAACCACAACCGGAAGAGATTACTGTAACCTTCGATAACTTAATTAAAGGTGATGTAGCTCGACACTTATTCGCTTGGATGAGAACCGTATACGACCCTGTTTACGGAGTTCACTATGCTGGCGTAATGGGTGGTGATATTGTCAACGACCCTATCACAGACGCGCCTATCTTTAAGAAAGCTGTAACTTTGTGGCAGTTAGATGCTCATAGAAACCCGAGAACGCACGTTGTCCTGTACGGTTGCTACCCGAAAGGGTGGAAACTGGGCGAGTTCAACTATAGCACGAATGATTTTCACACTATTGAAATGACGCTCAAATATGACTTTGCGGTACAGTTCACTGATAATGATGGTTTCATCCCAGCTGAACTTTCGCCGGTCGCAGTTTAATATATTAAATTAACTTTATATAACGGGGTGCTCCTATAACTACTATGGGAGCCCCTGTTTTTTATTATGAGACAATCACTAGCCGACTTAATTAAAGAGATTTACGCCGATACCAAGATTATTTGGGAAGCGGCGGAGGGGGGGGAGCACCCGAATGCTAAGTTCTTTAATAGTTGGAAGAGAGCAGTAGCAGACTCAACCGGGAAATATGCAGACCTAAAAGCAATGCTGAAAGTGGCGGACGCCCCCGAAGCAAGCCCGTCAGCACCCCAAGGACAAGGTCCCAACGGTCAGGCTTTAGACGTGCCGCCTAGGAATACTAAAGAGGCAACAGAAGGTCATGGCATGGAATTCGGAAAACCGGTAAAAGGTTCGGGGAATAGGATGTTTTTTATGGGCAACGGAGGACCCAAAGATACAGGCAATATGGGCGTGGATAAATTTAAAGAGTTTATCGAGTACTGGATGAAGAAGGAGGCTGAGGGAGAATCCCCAGAAGCTAGCGAGCCGGGTGAAGGTGAGTTCAATACTATGGATGGGTATAAGGATTCTCAAGGAAATCCCCTCCCCGAGAAAGATGCCGAAGTGTCCGAGGAGCAGACACGAGAGTGGGAGCTAGAGCAAAGCACGAACCAGACTAAAGAGCATATGAATCTTGCCAAAGACCAAGCGATTAAAGTTGTAAACGACATGGTTGAAGGTGGTCAAATGGATGCTAAAGACGCTCCGGCGTGGATAACGAATATCAAAAAGACGTTTGCTGATGGGGAACGATACGTGGAAGGTAAGCTATTTAAACTATTGACTGTCGCTCATTTAGCCGACATAGACCCAGACGACCCTAATTTTGAGCAAGAACTTCACGATGCCACTATGAGGAGCCAGGCTGGGATGAGGGACTACCTGACGGAGTTTAGCGCAGATTTAAAGGCGTACATTAGTATGGCTTCGGGTAAAGACGATTTAAAACCAGAAGATTTAACAAAAGACCAGAAGAGGGCGGCTGACAGATTTATTCTAAAATCCAACGGGGGACAATTGTACTACAAACACGAAGACCCAAAATATGCCTCGATTGTTGGAGCTTACGCAGGCACTGGCAATTATAATGCATTAGGCATATCAACCCCAACGGGTGCGCTAAACAAGATGGCTCGTTCCCTTGTGAAACAGGGCGTTATCGTTAAAGGTCGAAGTAATGACCCGGGACCCGCCGCTCGCCAGCTTACCGGAGATGTCCTTGAGCATGCTCTTGCTATGGCAACTAACTGCTCTAAGTTGGAAGGGGATGCCCTTCTTAAATGTAGGAAGAAAAATATAGATAAGGTGATTGCCGGGATACGAGGCTCTACAAAATGGCAAGCAATGAAGGAAGCAGTGGACCAGGGTCATGGGAAAATTGAAGGTGGTGTCGAAGGTTTAGGAAATTGCTTTGAGACAGCAGATGCTGAAGCTGTTAAAGAGTTGCTGGATATGGTAGAAGAAGATTTAGGCTTGGAACCAGGTACTGGTGAATTGGAGCATTTAGCTGTATACTTTACTGTGGCTAGTGCTAAGGGGCTGGAAGAAGCAGGAGAGGTACTGGCAGAAGTTTGTCCCGGTATTGAACTGGAACAGCTAGGTACTGGAGAAAAAGGGATTAACGACGAAGGAACCCGAACCAACGTAGATGCTGGTGGTAAGTGTGGGGGCGACATGGAGGCGTTGCGACGAGCCCTCGCCGAACACACAGGGGAAGGGGATGAGAAATTCTCTCAATGTGCGAAGCAATCAAAGAACTTGAACGCCAGCGTGAAATCCATGCAGGGGAAAAATGCCAATACCAGCGACCTAGGAAAGAGAAGTAGAGGCGGCGACACGCCCGAAGGTATCGCTGCGAATATTCAGAATGGGGGTGATTACATGAGATGTATAGGAGAAAAATCAGGACACAGCCCTAAGGAGGTCGAGGTGGAAACAAGGAAGATGCAGGAAGCTATGGCGAAGGAGGATAAGGACGTAGAGACGGTTATGAACGCGATTGATGAACTGGACAACGCATCCATAGACGGCATCTTGAAGAAGCTTCAAGGGGAAATTGGTGGAACAGACCTCGCGTCACTGGAAATAATAAAAGGTATGAGGGACGATTTCAAATGCGCTGCCAACAAAAACATCCACAAACTAAAACAAAAAGCTTGCCGGGCTCGCGCTGAGGCTGCGTACACTCAGGTCCGGCGTGTAAGTAAAATGGGCACCTCTGAGGGTCGTAGACTGTATGCCGGTAATGTGCTGCGCATGCAGGCGACTGAGGATTCTATTAATTTAGGTATAGACCTTAGAAATGGTCTGAACAACATGGAAGTTTCTATGGGAAACGAGCAGCAAATATCAGGTAAATTAGCTGAGTCGTTATTGTTCGGAGACCCTGCCCCCACTCAAGAGAATTTTCACATAACTAAAGACGGCATCACTTATACCCCTCCGAAAGAGCATGGAGTGCATGATGGTCCTTCGGTAACTTTAGAGTCCAGGGTTAAGGCGGAGAGATGCAGCACTATGGTGAAGACTCACGAAGCCTACCAATCGAAACAGAAGGTTCCAATCTCCAAACTTAAGGGCTCAATCGCAAAGCAGGCAGAAGCCATAAAGAAAGAAAAGGCTGCTAAAGAGAAAGAAGAGGCTGAGTCCCTAACGGATGTTCAGCGAGCCTTGGGTCTTGTCCAGAAGATTATTGAAAAAACCAAGAATCGTCAAGCCTAACGAAATCCTCGTAGGCGTACACGAAATATTCTCCATTTATTTCCATTCTTCTGTGCACAGGATGAGAATTCCCTACTATAACTAATGTAGTGCGACGGGTCTTTTTGTAAATAACCATCCAATCCTTGTTTGCTGTTGAAGCATCTCTCTTTGCTTGGTTAATAAAGTCCCACAAATCGCTGTTCTTTTTAAAGGGGTCATCTAACTCTAAGGTATAACCTGATTTACACTCGATAACAAATTTAAAATTTTGTGGAGTAATAAGGTCCCCTTGGATTTTAAGATGTTCTGGGAGATTCTTATGCGTTGTTGCAAAGGCTCCCGACCCCGGCGTTCTTGCAAACTCTTTGGTATTAAACCTTTCGTTTAGCGAGCTCGCCATTTTTCTCTCAAAGGCGTTCCCTTTTCGGCGACTGTTAACCCGCTTCTTTTTAGCGAATTCACCGTGTCCTAAAATATCGTCTAATTTCTTAGCCATAATACTATAATAGTAAAATGTCAGAAAATCCTGATAAAATTAAAATTAAAATTAATTCCGGAGAATTCGGAAAATTCAAAATCAAAAACAACGGTAGACGAATGAAACTTTACGTTAAACTAAACCAACATGAAACCGAGCAATGGGAGGCATTGCGGGAAGCTCTTACGGGTAACAATGTCAGCAACGATGAGCTAGCGCGTGTAATGTTCTTACGCGGTGTAATGGCTTTCACGACAGAGTTGAATGAGCGAATCGAGAAAATGTCTGATGAAGATAAAGCCAAGCTCATGGAAGAAGCTGGTATTTCTGAAACTCAAGTTGAGGTGGAAGGTGCCTCTGATGCGGACAATAAAGAAAATTAGTCAAGATAAGGAGCTTAATGAGATTCTAAAAAGACGTAAGTCGTCTAGTTTCTCGCTCCTTTATTACTCTTTATGGTGCAGTAGGTCCAAGACGGCGATTGCGCTGGCGGACGAATGGAGGGAGAGAGAAGGAGACGAGACGATGTACCTAGTAAATAGCTGGGACCTCCCGCAATCGTTTGCGGCGTTCTCCATCACTTCAGCCCCTACTCTCGTACACGTTAAAAAGGGCAAGATACGCGTGGATGTTGAATATCCAAAAGTATATTCTTACCTTACTGCGGGTCGTCCAAAAACTGCTTAATTTTACGGTCTTTGTAGTCTTGAATTTTCTCTTGATACTTTTTATTCTTAGTATAAATGAGTTTCAGATTATTTACGATTACTGTAGTAAAATAATTAAAAGCCGAGCCTTTATCTGGAGTGAAGTTCTTTAATACTTTAAGCGCCAATACAAAGCACTCCTGTTTTGCGTCGTCGTGGTCCACCTTAAATTTGAAGGATAGGAGAATGTTGGAGATAAGTAAATCCAATTTTTCTACCAAATCATCGACATGACCCTCCTCATCTTCCAAATAGTTCTTAATAGTTGCCTCAAACTCCTTGTTGTTGAGGTAATGCTTACCTTTCTTTTTAGCCATAACATGTAATAGATGCAAGACTTAGAAAAATTAATACAAACTTTTGAAGAAACTAGTTCAGAATTCGATATAATACAAAACCCTGTAGGGGAAGAGGAAATTGTTTTCGTACATTCTTCTTACCATAAAAGTATGGGACAAGTATTCAACTTTCCGGATAATGAATATGGGATTTTTACAAAACTTTTAAAACAGACAAAAATCCCCGAAAATTCGTATCAATTAGTTCCTGCGATTAAATTGGCTAATATTCCCGATGACGACATTGATACCAAGATGTTCCATAAGATGCGCCCGGTGCTTCACGATGAGATGGAGCAAATCAAACCTAAGCTAATTATCCCTTTGGGTAATGTGGCGATGAAGGCGTTGATTAAGAAATCCGGACTCAGTAATAAGAGAGGCAGGGAGTTTAAACTAGGAGACTTTCCTGTAGTACCGACATTTGGACCAGACACTTTATTCTTAGAGCCTAAGGTACGGGACCTGTTTATACAGGATGTAAATAACGCTTATGATAAATTTATCCTAGAGACTAACAAGCTTGCAGACTCCACTTATGTTTTATGTAAGACAATGGACGAGGTTAATGAGAACCTAGACAAAGTAGAAGCTTGTGATGTAGTAGCAGTAGATTTGGAGACAACAGGATTAGACTTCAAAAAGGATAAGATTACAACTATTGGCTTTTCTATGGGGGAAGAGGAAGCTTTCGTCATCCCTGTTAATCATAGAGAGACGCCCTTTGACGAGAAAGAGATAAAGCATATCTCTGAACGAGTAGCCAAAATTATGGCTAACGATAACATTGCTAAAGTTTTTCATTACTGTCAATTTGATTTAAAATTTTTGATGAACTTTGGCTCAACCACTTTTAACAACATTGAGGATACGAAAATTATGCATGCTTTGATTGATGAGAATTTGCCGCACGGCTTAATTGATTTAGTAAAGCAGTATTTCCCACATGAATTGGAGAAGTTCTAATGACTCTAGAAGAGAAATACATATTACTTCGGCTCCTCGTGGAATGGGACCCATCTGTAGTCTCGGAAAACACTGGGAAGTTCAGGATGTCTAAATTGGATGCGCATCTAGACCGCTTAGACTTACCTACTGCAAAATCCATAGTGACAAGTCTCAAAGACCACTTGGCTTCGTACGTTGACGATAATGATTTTTGCAACAATATCCAATGGTGTTTCCCAAGAATAAAGCATGTCTCCCAATAAAGCGGAGAAATTTTAACGCCACTTACTATTATTATATCATGGATAAAATCAAAGCAGAATACATTTGGTTGGACGGCACAGAACACATGCCCCGCCTTAGAAGTAAAACCCGAATCATCGAGGCTTCGGGCGAAGTCCCTGAATGGGGGTTTGATGGCGGGAGTACTTACCAAGCTGATAACGAGAACTCAGACCTAACTCTCAAGCCTGTAAGGGTTTACAAAGACCCGTTTCGCGAAGAAGACGACGTCCTCGTTCTGTGTGAAGTGTATGTCCCAGAAACAGGGCTTCCTCATGACAGTAATACGAGGGATGGTCTTTTAGATATGCCTGTAACAGATGCTCCACTATTCGGCTTTGAACAGGAGTACACTTTATTTAACGGTAAAATGCCTATCGCATGGATGTACAACGAGATGCCAGAGCCACAGGGAGATTACTACTGCGGTATCGGTAATCGGATTGTGTACGCAAGAAATATGGCAGAAGACCATTTAGTTAAATGTCTGAAGGCTGGAGTGGATATCTACGGGATGAATGCTGAAGTTATGCCTTCCCAGTGGGAGTTTCAAACCACCGCCAACGACCCCCTCAAAGCTGCTGACGACCTGTGGATGGCTAGGTATATCCTAGAACGTGTAGGGGAAGCTTTCGGCTGTACTATTTCGTATGCGCCAAAGCCTCTTGCTGGAGAATGGAATGGTGCTGGATGCCATACCAATTTCTCAACCAAACCCATGCGAGAGGGCTGGGACGCCATTCAGACAGCTATTAAGCGCCTTAAGAAGCGTCATGAGGTTCATATGCTATGTTACGGGGCTGACAACGAAGAACGCATGACAGGCGATTGTGAGACGTCTGACATCACTAAGTTCACGGTGGGAGAAAAAGACCGCTCTTGCAGCATTAGAATCCCCGCTGGTGTGTCCCGAGACAGGAAAGGATATATCGAGGACCGTAGACCAGCCGCTAATATTGACCCCTATCTCGTTTGCACTAGGATACTTAAGTCGGTATGCTTAGACCAGGACTAAGCGAACATGATAGAAATGAAGCACTTCGGCTTCTAACCGAGGTGTCTCGTACTATAACAAGCATAGGGGAAATTACCTTAGTAGACCATAAGGTAGACGGACGCTACGTAAATTTAATCTTTGACATTGGAAAAATAAAACAGGAGCTACATAATGCTAACAGTAACAGACGGCGGAACCCATGATTGGGAAAACATGCCACTTGACGACATTGCCTTTGGTAATGCTATGGACTGCGATTTTACTCTTCGGTCCTTTAAGAAAATGCGTCGCGAGATGGAGAGTAAGCAAGTCGACCTAGTATATGATAACCTTCTGAAGTCTATTCTTGTAACTGCGTCCACTATAGAGAACAAAGGAATCTTAGTTGATACCGAGTATCTCGATGAAATAGATGAGATTCTAAAAGATGAAATTGAGGATATAAAAACGAGGCTTGCGACCCTCTCTCCTGTTTCTGACCTTAACCCCAACTCAAATTTAGAGTTGGCGGGCATTCTGTTCACGTCTGCGGGGTTTGATTTGCAACCTGTTTCCTTTTCGGAGAAGACTAAAACACCTCAAATATCTGAACAACACCTACTCAAGGTTAAGGCTAACACGGACTCTGACGATGCTGTTGAGTTTATTGAACTCTTATTGAAGTATAAGTTCCGTGTTAAACAACATAAGACATACGTGAACGGTATCAGGGATGCAATCACATACAACGAAGACGGACGGGTCTACTCCAGCTACAACTTCGGTACAGTAGTTACGGGTAGACTATCCTGCTCTACGTATACAGTAGGACCTAAAAAGAAAAAAGGCATCTCTTTCCATACTTTACCTAGACCTGACGAAAATGATAATATCAATCTAAGAAGGCTCATGATTCCGGACGGGGATAAGGTCTTCATCGCAGCCGACTTCTCACAGGCTGAGCTTCGTATGCTCGCACAATGTTGTCGTGACGAAAGCCTTATCGAGGCATTTAATAGCGGAATGGACTTACATAAGTTTACAGCCTCTATGGTGTTTGATAAGCCTATTGACGATATTACTAAGCAAGAAAGACAAATTGCCAAGAGCGTAAGCTTCCTTATTGTGTACGGGGGAGGACCCCACAAACTATCTGAACAGATTGGAAAGCCTGTAGGTTACTGTAAAAGTATCTTTGCGGCATACCAGGAATCGTTCCCTAAGGTTTTTCAATGGATTAATGGAGTTCATAAGTTTGTCCGGGAGAATGAATACGCGGTAAGCCCTTTCGGACGCCGTAGACACCTCTCTAACGTGAAGAGCCCTAACCGCAAATACCAGTACAGAGCCCTGCGGCAAGGTATGAACTTCATCATTCAGAGCTCAGCTTCAGACTTGATGTTACACTCTATTAAACGATTACAGAAGTATATCGAGGCTGCGGGAGTTAGCGCAGAGATTTTAGCGACTGTACACGACTCTGTGGAGTTGCAGTGCGATAAAGAGGATTTGGACAAAGTACTAGAGTTGCTGAAGTTTTCTCTTACAAATACAGAAGATTTTAAAGATAATTATGGATTAGACTTTGTTGTTCCGTTTGAGGTAGATATCGAGGTCGGACATTCCTTCGGAGACGGTAAGGAGGCTAAATTTACTCCTGAAGGACGACTAACGAATTTAACAGAACTTTATGAATACATCGAGAATAAGTAAGGTAGTAATTCTAACAGACCTTCACCTAAGGTCGGATTACATGCCTGGATTTTTGGATACCCAAGTTGAAACTTTGCTCCATTACGCTAATAGGAAGCCGTGCTCACACGTCGTTATAAACGGCGATGTTTTTGAGAGAAGGAATCCTACTGGGGAGGAGCTTTTAGCTTTTAGGAAAGTTCTGGACGGCATTAAGTGCAACAACATTATTGTAAACAGGGGGAACCATGACACGCTACGCAAAGATGGCTCGTCGGAGACGGTCCTTAGTCTATTTTCAGACAAAGCGAAGATTATTACAGATACAGAGACAGTTAGAATTGGAACAATCGACTTCGACTTCATCCCCCACTACGAAGATGAAGACAGAATCATCCAAGACTTAAAGAAAACGAATAATCCAGTATTTGGACACTTCGGTTTTGATGGTTGCGTATCTAACGGTCACTACGCGTATGAAGCGCGAGTGAAGAAATGGCATTTCAAAAAGAAACCTTTTGGTTTCCTAGGACATATACACAAACCTCAAATTTATAATAATGTGGTTATTATGGGTACGCCTTATTCTAATACCTTCGGAGAAGCCAACGCTCAAAAGTTTATTCACGAGCTGGTGATTCGTGACCAAGAGATAGAACTTGTTAAAAAGCCCATCGACAGAGGTATTAAACACATAGTAGGAACGGTAGACCAGCTACCAGCGCTAGCTAAGAAGCATAGGTTCGACAGCTTCTACACGATTCTACGGGTTAAGTTGGATAAGCTGGACTCATACACAGAAGAGCAGTTAAGGGATAAGTTATTTGCTCAGTACCCTATAAAACATTTAGAGTTAGTATTCGAAGATGTCTTGCCTAAATTTGAATCAGGTTATGTTCCTGAGAACCGTATTTTTAGTTTAGACGAGAGTGTTATAAATCAATACATATCCGAAAGCGATACTGTGTTTTCTAGAGAAGATATAATGGGAGCTTTGGAGGAGATTAGAGATGAAATTAAATAAAATTGAGATTCATAATTTTCTTTCGATAAAGGAAGCTGCCATAGATTTTGATTCGTATGGAAATTTGGTCCGCATTGTAGGAAAGAACTTTGATACAAAGCCGAGAAGTTCTAACGGGGCTGGTAAGAGTTCTATTATTGAGGCGGTTATGTTTGCGTTGTTTGGGAAGACAATACGAAAGACAAATGATAAAAGTTTAAAGAATTATCATACAAAAGGTAAGTGCCGCGTTGTTCTTACTGTTAACGGGGATACAGTCATAGAGAGAATTAAGAAAGCTCCTATGTTGTCCGTGACGGTAGCAGGAGAAAACTGTACACAAGATTCCATACAAGCTACTCAGAAATACCTAGAGAAGTTTCTTAACATTAACCATAATGTGTTCCTAGCCTCCATCGTATTTGGACAACAGAACAACACGTCATTTTTAACGGCAACGCCCGACGAGAAACGTTCTATTATCCAGAGTTTCCTGTCAGTCAAAGACTTATTCCAGAACAGGTCCACGATTAAATCATTAAAGACTAAGTATTTAAACGAAAAGAAGATTAATCTGACCTTACATAATGATGGATTAACTAAAATTGAAAGGTCGCAAAAGAAGATTAAAAAGCTTAAAGGCATGCAAAAGCAGGCTAAACAGTTTTTAGCGTCTGATAAAGCTAAGTTTATTTTCGCTCACACGTTCAGTGAGATACAAGAGGCTGAAAGGTTGTTCCACGAGAAAGACGTAGAGTATGAACAAGAACAAGCTAGCCTTACCGCTAATAGAGCTCGTATCAATCAAACAAAAAAAGTTATTCTGCAAATTAAGGATACAGACTGTGAGCACTGTGGTAAATTGTCCCGCGCGAATTGGAATAATACACAAGACCTAGCAGCTAAAGTTGAGAAATGGGAAGAAGAAGATAGAGAGAAAGTAAAATATCTTCGTCAACTAGGAAAAGAAGTGGATGCGTTAGCTATACCTGTATCTGCAGAAGACTTTGAACTCATTGAAAAGCTTAAAGCTGTAGATACTGAAATTAAGATTTTAGGCAAGCAACTCAGAAACGAGAAGGGTCGTGTGAGGAAATACGGAGAGCTATCAGTGGCTGCTCAGAAGCGGTACGATTTGATGAGGTTTTGGGAGCACGCGTTCTCCGAAGCGGGACTTATTAAGTATATCATACGAAATGTCCTGGAGTATTTTAATGAGCGGTGCAACTCGTACCTCAGCACTTTGACAAAAGGAAATTTTATGATAAAGTTCGATGATACTTTGAACGAGGTCATCTATAATAATGAAGTCGGAGCGCATTACGATTCCTTGTCTGGAGGAGAGAAGAAGCGGGTATCCTTGGCTGTAATGCTGGGGCTTAATGACCTACTGCTTCTAACCGGAAAGGACAGGTCCAACGTAGTATTCTTCGATGAGGTAGCGGAATCTTTGGATGCTGATGGAGTGAAAGGGCTAATCGAGCTGATTCACCAAGTCTCGGAGCATAAGAAACTGTTCTTAATAACCCACAATGAATATCTCACGTCTTTAGTCGAGGAATATTCAGAAACATTAACGGTAACAAAACGTAATAACATTACCAAAATCACTAAATAAAAGGCAAAAAAGAAAATGGCATTAATCCCAAATGGAAATAGAGTAATCGTGCAGAGAAAAACTGCAGAAAGCGAGACCGCTGGTGGTATTATTATCCCCGGAGCGGAGGAGAAGAAGTTGAACGAAGGAGTAATTGTTGCCGTGGGTCCGGACTGTAAGGACTACATGGTAAACGGTGAATATGTAATTTTTGACGCCTTTGCAGGCAAAGAAGTCCATCACGAAGGTGAAGACTACGCAGTGTTGGAGGAAGATGATATTGTTGTTTTCGTGAGAGGAGCGGAAGGAGCTGAGGTATAATGGGGTTTGAAATACCTAAAGACTCCCTATCCGAAACTATCTTTATGGATAAGTACGCATATCCGGGAGAGACCTCTTGGAAGGAGCTTTCTAAAAGGGTGGCTCGCCACGCTTCAGACCCTGAGTTCCCTGAGAACCGGGAGAAGATTGAGACCAAGTTTTATGAGGCAATTAATTCAGGAGATTTCTGTCCGGGCGGACGTATTTTGTTTGGTTCTGGTAGAAGTAAGCAGAATCTTTTGAACTGTTATGTCCTAGACCCAGAAGACTCAGTAGAGAGCATCGGAAAGGTTATCTCGGATATGTACAAAATATCTTGTGGAGGAGGTGGAATAGGGTTTAACTTTTCCAAGATTAGACCTAAAGGGGATGACATTCAGAATATTAAGAACTCTGCACCGGGCTCTATATCCGTGATGAGGATGATTAATGAGATTGGCAACCATGTACGCGCAGGTAAGAACCGTCGCACGGCACTAATGTCCATACTCAGTATCACTCACCCCGATTTTCTAGAATTTCTAAAAGTAAAATTAGACCGTAAGGAGCTTACCAATTTTAATATCTCTGTAGCTATCACCAAGCCTTTCTTGGAAGCTGTGGAAAAAGACGAAGAGTGGTACTTTACTTTCGGAGGTCGTCAGAATAAGTATTACGTTTACGAGGTAGACCGTGCATCGACCGCAGGGGTAGCGCCTCTTAACCACACTATTGAAGTTGTGGCTAAGTCGGAAGAGGATGCTATTGGTCGTGCGGAATTACACCACTTAAGTCACCCTGATGATACTTTTGCCAATGCAAGGAAAAAAGAAATTCGTGCTAGGGACTTATGGACCACTATTGTGGATAACGCAATTGAATCCGGAGAACCCGGTATTTTTAACATTGATTTTGCAAATGAATACACTAACGTTTCTTACTTTGAGCACATGCCTTCTACTAACCCCTGTGGCGAAGAAGTTCTTCCAGCATACGGTAACTGTTGCCTTGGTCATGTCAATCTTGCTAATATGGTTGACCTTGACGGCAACGTGGACTGGCGTAGGATGGCTCGTACGATTCGTACGGGCGTGCGGTTCTTGGATAACATCCTTACCGTCAACCATTTTCCAATTGAAGAATGTAATGAAGCTGGAACCCGAAGTAGACGTGTCGGCTTGGGAGTTACCGGTCTTCACTACTTCCTCATCAAAGCGGGATACAAATACGGGTCTGAATCGTGTCTTGAATTCCTGGAACGGTTATTCGCAACGATAAGAAATGAGGCGTATAAAGCATCCATGTATCTTGCGAGGGAGAAAGGAAGTTTTGCCGCTTATGATTGGGGTAAATTAAAAGATGAGAAGTTCTTTAAAACGTTACCTTCCAGGATACGCTCTGACGTTAAGAAGAATGGGTTGAGAAATGCCGTCCTCCTTACTGTTGCTCCAACTGGAACTATCAGCATGGTACTCGGAGTCTCCACTGGTCTTGAGCCGATATTTGCCCCTGTCTACAAACGTAGGTGGCGCACTGGCACTGATGGCGTCTGGAATGAGACTCATGTCATCGATAATCTATTTAAGCAGCTATATCTTCGTGGAAGAGACATTTCTCACTGTGTGGGTGCGTATGATGTTACTCCGGAAGAGCATATTAAGGTACAGGCGGTTGTACAGTCGTATATTGATTCGGCGGTTTCAAAGACGTGTAATTTGCCGTCGGACTACAAGCCAGAAAACTTGTACGACGAACTCTTGACGTATGCTAATGATATGAAAGGGTTTACGTTCTATCGCGCAGGGTCTAGAGGTAACGAACCTTTAGAAGCTGTTGATATTAGCAGTATAGACCTAGATAACTTAATAACAAAAGGCAAAATTTCCGCTGAATCTAGGTCTGTAGATTCGTGCAAAAATGGAGTCTGCGAGCTATAATAAACTATGCCAACTTACATGTACTACTGCAAGAAGTGCGATGCCAACTTCGACAACATCAGCTCATACGAGAAGATGAAGAAGGAGTTGACGTGTCCGGAGTGCAGTAAGAGAAGGTGCCCGCGCTCTTATGATATGAGTAAGTGCAGAGGTCCCAAAGCGGGGGTTTTGGTTAAAGGCGGAGGAACTCCTAAGTTCTACCATACCGGTGAGGCACGCGCCAAAAGCGAGCACCGTTGGATGGAAAATCAAATTGACGCCACGAAGGAAGCTCTTCAGTTTAAGAAGGGCGCAAGCCCCTATTCTAGTTACAAACTAAATAATGAAGCTTTGGAAAAATCAGGTGTCGCGAAACGGGTCACTGGTGACGAAGCTAAAGACAGAAAGAAAACCGCGCATAAACGTAACCTAAGGGCAGCAGAGTCTGCCAACAAGGAAATGTCGCAACTCGACAAAGACCACATAAGCGGGCAACAAGGAAATGTCGATAAAAAGAACTAATTACACTGGATACACAAAATTTAAAATGGATGGAATACTAATTAATAACCGTTCTGATAATCCCAACCCCGAATACGCTACAGAAGGCTCTGCAGGATTCGACATACGGGCTGACCAGGACATCACTATACCACCCGGAGAAACCGTGGTGATTGGCACTGGGCTATATTTCGCAGTACCTCAAGGATTTGAGGCACAAATACGAATGCGCTCTAGTTTGGCTATACGGGGATTGACTATCCCAAATGCTCCTGGAACCATCGATTCGGATTACCGAGGCGAGGTTAAGGTTGTAATGCATAATATGAGCAAACAAGGTTACGTGGTTGAACACGGAGACCGTATCGCGCAAGTCGTTGTAGCGCCTGTAGTTAAAACTACACCATATTTTCTTTCTAAAAAAGAGTTCCTAGACGTCTCTCTTATGACTATAAGAGGTGAAGGGGGATTCGGTTCAACAGGAAGAAACTAATGGCATATCAATTTCAAGATTCAATTCAACGAGGGTTACTTTATCTGGCAAAGTCAGAGGAGAACTTTCTGGTACAGGTGATGCCTATGGTGAAGGCGGATTACTTTGAGTTTCCGTCCCATCAAAAGTTTTACTCGATTATTAAGGACCATTATCAAGCATACCGCGCCCTTCCTTCGGATGACCAAATCCTAGAAGAGGCTAAAGGGCTTAAAAGCGATAACGAACTTTTAGCTGACTTCAGAGATGAGTTAGACGCTCTTAACAGCGTAGACGAGAAGTCTATTCAAAATGAAGAGTACTACTTGGATTTGGTTGAGGAGTTCGCCAAGGAACAAGCCTTAAAGGACGCTATTATAAATTCTTTGGACCTTTTGAAAAGCAAGAAATTTGGAGAAATAGAAGCCGAGTTCCGCACTGCTCTTACTATTAGCAGAGATGTTGATTTAGGGTCCGACTACTTCACAGGTATTGAGGAACGATGGAACCGTATTAACAGTTCTAGTTTAGATGTTCAGTACCGGACGCCCTTCGGAACTGTCAACGAACAGCTTGAGGGAGGGTTATGCTCCAAAGAGCTTGCTATGGTTGTAGCTCCTCCAGGAGTGGGTAAGTCTTTGTTCTTAGCTAATCAAGGGGCACGTTCTGTCTTGGACGGAAAGAACGTTCTATACATCTCCTTGGAAATGGCGGAAGACAGGGTCGCCCAACGGTTCGACAGCATTTTCACACGTATCCGACAAAAGGAATTAGCGGGGAAGGTGGGTACACTGAAAGAGCGGTTAGAAGAAATTTCAGACGCCGTAGATGGAAGAGGGAAGCTTAAGATTAAGGAGTTCCCTACGAAGCGTTTAACTATCGCTGCTCTTAGGGCTTACTTAAACCAATTACAGAACTACGAGGACTTTGTACCTGACGTTCTTATTATTGATTACTTAGAACTGCTGACGACGGACGCACAGCTCGCAGAGTATTCCGCGCAAGAAAGACTAGCACAGGAACTTCGGGGCATTGCCGTAGAGAACAATCTGTTAGTATGGACAGCCACACAGACAAATCGTGAGGGTAGGAAAGTAAACATTATCACTGACGCCGAGCTAGCAGATTCTTACGGTAAGATTCGTGTCTGCGACTTGGTATTTTCAATCAATCAATCCGAGCAAGAGTTTGATGAATCTAAAGCGCGTTTGTACATTATGAAATCTCGTAACGGCAAGGCTAGGTTTATTGTTCCTGTTAGGATTAACTACTCAACATTAGTAGTATCACAAGAAAATGGCATCTAAAAAACTAAAACTAAAAATTAGAGAACACCCTAGCACGTTGTATATTGGGTTTAAGAAGTTCGATATCGTACAGGAATGTTTATCAAAGGATAGCCTGTATGGATGCGTAGAATTCCCTAAAGCAAAAATAACAATCGACCCTAATCAGTCAGACGTTGATTACAAGGGAACGTTATTACATGAAATTTGCCATGTAGGTTTTGATTTGTTTGGCTTGGGTGATGATGATGAAATGCCCCAAATGGGAAATGAGTACCTTACTACTGTAACAAGTAATATGTTTCAAATGTTAGTAGGACTAAACAAAGAACTTTTTGATTTTATCTTTAGTGAAAATGAGTGATTCCGGACCCGACATTAAAAGTGTATACGATGCTTTGGAAGAATCCTATATGGAAATTACAAAGAAGTATATCAGCATTAACGAATCTAATTTTCAAGATAAGATGGTAAGGCACCCTTCTATCTTCGCTTTCTTTGGAGGCATATTAGCATACGCTAAAAAAGAAGTAGAACGAGTAGACACTTTGTTTGAAACACGAGAAGCAGAGATTAGAGAAGAAAGGCGAGAGGAGCTATCCTCCTCTGGAAAGAAAGTAACTGACCGTGCGTTGGACGCCTACCTCCGCACTGTCCCTGAGCTGCAAACCCTAAAACAGGGCGTGATAAGAAAATCTTACAAATTTAATTTAGCTAAGAATATTCTGTCCAGTTTGGAGCATCAGAAGGATATAATAATACAACTGAGCGCTAACCGCCGTGCGGAAGCGAAACTAATTGAACAACTGTAAAAAAATAAAATGGTAAATTTAAACGAACTACGTAAAAAATACGAACAAATTAATAATCCTGGAGGAGGTGGCAACACTGATTTCCTTAGCAAGTTTTTTATGATGGAAGAGGGCACATCTGTTGTCCGTGTTCTTCCTTGGAAAGACGATAGCCAAGAATTCTACACCGAAACCGCAATTCACCGATTGGATGATAAGAACTACCACTGCCCCCGTGTTAAGGGTGGTAAGTGCCCCGTGTGCGATACATACTACGATTTGTGGAAGCAGATTAATGTTATCGGTAAGGAAACACCTGAAGGTAAGGAGCTAGCTGAGTTAGCTCGTGGTATTAAGGCTCGCAAGCGTTTCTACTTGAATGTAGTTGACCGCCGCGACGAAAAGGTTAAGATTCTTTCTGTGGGGCAAAAGCTCTTCGGTAAGATTCTTGATTGTTTCTTTGATGAAGACTTTGGAGATATCACTGACTTAAAAGAAGGTTGGGATTTTAAGATTGTAAAAGACACTCAAGGACAGTGGCCGAATTATGATAAGTCTGCTCCTAAACCAAAACAAAGTGAAGCAGGTACTGATGCTGAAACTGCGACTTGGATGGACGAACTTCATGATATTCACGGTCTTGTTAAAGTAGCAGACTATGAAGAGCTTAGGCAAATGATGATGTCTTTAACCGGACAGTCTGAGCCCAAAACGATTGCAGAAATCGAGGCTACGGCGTCAGAAGAAGATACTACCGAGGAAGATTACCTCTCACACTTAAAGAATCTTAAGGTCGACTAGTGAAAGAGAAGCGGAAGCTTAGAATTCTGGCATGCCCCTCTAACGAAGGGGGGTGTGCCTACTACCGTATTATAATGCCACTACAAAAGTTGGAAGAGAAGTGCGGGGACGAAGTAGAGATTAGATGGAACTCTAATCCGTTAGGGGCTGACCCCAAGACAGGCAAAACACTGCCGGATTGGGAGCCTACTGACTTTGAATGGGCTGACATTGTTTTTACCCAGAACATTCATAACTTTGGAGGTCATTACACTGTGAATATTTTAAAATGTGCTTTTGACCACGGATGTTTCACCCACTTTGATACAGACGACTTACTTACAGATTTATATGAGGGGCACCGCCTGTACAAAGTATACAAAGAACAAAAGTTAGATGAGATAACCAAGTTTATTTATAGTAATGTAGACTTGGTTACCGTTACTCAGCGAAAGTTTGCTGAGCGCATCATGCCTTATGTACGTAATGCATTGGTTGTGATTAAAAACGCAATCGACTTTAATCTACCAAGCTGGAATGTCCCTCGGATGTCCACTAAGCAGTGTAGAATCGGATGGGCTGGGGGTATCCACCACGACGTGGACGTTAAAGAGTTTGCCAGCGTACCTTTAGGAGTAAATTCTAAATGCGGGGTTGAAAATATTCATTGGGGATTCTACGGTAGACCGCCTATGCCTATGGAAGATGGGAAACCAAAACCTGACTGGCAACAAGATGTATGGGATGGTTATGAACGTACAATGACTATAGGCATGAAAGGCAAGAGAAAGAACTACGACATTTTCTTCGCTTTACCATGCCACGAGTACGGAAAAATGTTTTCTAACATGGACTTGTGTATAGCCCCCCTAGAACATAACGCGTTTAATGACTCTAAATCAGAGATTAAAGCTATTGAAGCAGGTCACTACGGACTCCCTTTGATTGCTACAAACACTGGCTGTTATGACGAGTTAATTGTGAACGGCGAAACCGGGTTTTTAATCGACCCCGAAAACAAAAGGAAAGATTGGGTCAATGCCATTTCTAAAGTAGTTAAGGATAAAAAACTACGTGACAGAATGGGGCGCAATTTAAAGAAGATTGTAGATGAAAATTACGATATTAATAATATTGTACAAGGACGTTTAGAGTTATACCAGCAATTAATGGATGCAAAAACTAAAGCTATGGAGATGCATAATGCCAAAGCATTATCTTAGTATAGTTGCGTGTCTAAAGAATGAAGCGCCTAATATTGTAGAATGGTTAGAGTTTCATAAGTTGGTCGGCGCTGAACATTTCTACTTGTATGATAACGAAAGTACTGACAACACCAAAGAAGTTCTGCAGCCCTACGTAGACGCTGGGGAAGTATCTTTATTTTATACTGACATGGACAACTGTCAGTTTGCGTGTTACTATAACGCTTTAACAGCTTATCGAGACCAGTCCGTATGGATGGCTTTTATAGACTTGGATGAGTTTTTGTTTTCTCCCGAAGGCGAGTTAATCGAGAACCTTAAAGAGTTTGAAACGAAATGTCCCGGCATAGCCGTTAACGAAGTATTCTTTGGGTCGAATAACCACCTTACTAGACCAGACGGATTAGTAATAGAGAATTATACTAAAAGAGAGAAGGAACTTAATAAACACATAAAGAGTATCTGCCAGCCGAACTACACGCTTTGTCCTGCAAACAACCCGCACTCATTTGTTTACATGCAGGGACAGGCTATTACAGAAAACGGAGAGGTATGTGGAGGAGCTTTTACCGAAACTCATAGTTCTGATAAGTTTAGGATACACCATTACTTTTCTAAATCTAAAGAAGAGGCTGAAGTAAAACTTAATCGCGGTCGGGCGGATGTTCCTAAAAGGGACCCAATGTTCCGATACGGCACAGGGCTAGATGATTTTAGTTTTGATGATTATTGCGCTGGAGCAAACGATGTTGAAGATATGGCAATGTTAAAGTACGTACCAGAATTAAAGAGGATAATTGATGAAAGAGAAAATTAAAATTTTGACGGGGTGGTCTAACCCTGGAGGCTCTACCGTAGCTCTTATTAATTTATGTAACTTATTAAATGAAAGAGGTTATGACTGTACTATGTACGGTCCACACGGATGGCACATTAAACAGTGCAAGTCGGGATGGCTTAATGAATGCCCCTTAAACGAAGTTAACGAGCGATTGATTGTGCACTTTTTACGCTTGCCTGCGCGCCCTACGGAATCGGAGGCTGTTGTTTTGGCTTGTCACGAGAAGGACGTGTTTCCTATAAAAGATGTGCCGTGTTACTGGGACGAGACAGTCTTCGTATCGAAGACGCAGAAGGAATGGCAGGGCACAGAAGGCGTGGTAATCCCTAATGTTATAGCGCCTCTCGCTCCCCCTAAACTAGTGGTCTTAGGTAAGCCCGCAGGTATTATAGGAAGTATAGACGAGAATAAGAATGTTCATGTATCAATTGAACGCGCCGTTAAGGACGGACACAAAGACATCAAACTATACGGCATAGTAACGGACCAGCCTTACTATGATAAGTATGTAAAGTCTTACGTAGAGGAAGGCACCGCTACGGTGATGGGGCACGAGGACAACAAACAAGAAATGTATGACTCAATCTCTTGTGTATATCACTCATCTAAAAGTGAAACTTTTAATCTAGTTAAAGCAGAGTGCAAAAAAACAAACACTCCGTACCACGGTCTAGACTCAGCTGAATCAGGCGCTGAGGACTGGACAGACTCCCAAATTTTAAACGCATGGAAAACCGCACTAAACTTGTCGTAACAGTAACCGGGATTCGTCCGGACTTTATCCGTATGTCCAAGGTGTTTAAAGCTTTGGACGACGACCCGGACATTGAACATGTCCTTGTTCATACAGGTCAGCACTATGATGAGCTATTGTCAGGGGTATTTTTTGACGAGCTAGACATTAGAGAGCCAGATTACAATTTAGCTATTGGTGACGGAGGATGTACGCATTACGAACAGCTAGGCAGAGTATCAACACGCCTTATTGAGTTGTTTAAAAAAGAAAGTCTTCACCCTCACGTCGTTATGTTTCTAGGAGATTCTAATTCGGTCGGGGCGGCTTTCCCTTTAAAGAAAGAAGGTTACAAGGTAGCTCATATAGAAGCGGGTATGAGGTCAGGAGATAAGAGAATGTTAGAGGAGATTAACAGGATTGTGTGCGACCACTGCTCAGACGTTCATTTCGTATATCACGAGGATTACAAACAGAACCTTCTAAGAGAGGGGTTACCGGAAGAAAACATCTTTGTAGTAGGTAATACTATCGTTGAACCTCTCTCAGAAATATGGGAACCTTCTACCCCCTCTAATGATTACATTTTAATGGATATACATAGACCAGAGAATTTCAAACACTCTCATAGAATGTCACGTATTATGCTATTTGCTAATAAATGTGCCGAAAGGTTTGGAGTTCCTGTAAAAATGGTAGCATGGGGCAGGACGTTATCTGCCTTGGAACCGTTGAACATGGGTAATGTAGAGTTATCCCCATTGATGTCTTATAAAGATTATATAAAAGCTCAGTGGAATTCTAAATTTATAATCTCTGATTCAGGCACGGCACAAGAAGAACCTTCCTTAATGCACGTCCCTGTTATAGTACCTCGGGATTTTACCGAGAGACCTCAATCTGTTGAGCATGGATGTTCCTACATGCTGAAGGTAGATGATATGGACTCATGGGAAGAGCCTATCCGCTGGGTAGAAGAGTGGGAAGGTTGTTATAGCCGTTGGCTCGGAGACGGGAACACATCACAGGAGATAGTAAAATGCTTAAAGTCTCGATTGTAATGTCTTACTATAACCGCAGGGCACAGTTCCTGCGGACGTTATCTACTATACAAAAAACTAAGTATACGAATTACGAAGTTATTGTTGTAGATGATGGTAGTGTAGAAGAGCATAGGTTAGAAGATGTAGACGGTATAAAGTTAATACGGACAGAGCCGGAAACGAAAAATTACATTAATCCTTGCATACCTTTTAACAGAGGGTTTAAAGAAGCCACAGGAGATATTGTTATCTTACAAAACCCCGAGTGTTTGCATTTAGGAGATGTTATATCTCATGCGAAGGATAACGTTACTGATGAAAATTATATTTCTTACGAGTGTTACTCGTTCGACGAATTTATAACTAAAAGGTTGCCGGACGATATAACCCACGAAGGAATGGATAGGATAAAGAGCATCCTTCCCCAGTTACCACAGCAACCTCCCGAAGCAGGGCAGTGCGGGTGGTATAATCACAATAATATAAAACCTACGGGGTATCACTTTACATCTGCTATAACAAAAAAGAATCTGGACACTTTAAAAGGTTTCGATGAGCAGTTTGCTCATGGCATAGGATTTGATGATGATGAGTTTTTGGCTAGAGTGAAGCATCTCGGTCTCGAAGTTGTCATACCTTCAGCCCCGCCTATGTCTGTTCACCAATGGCACTATTCGTCAGGTGGATTTGAGGCGGAAGCAAGTAAAGACTGGAGCTTATTTCATAGGAACAGGGCTCTGTACGAACAATTAAAAAATAGTTTAAAATGAAAATAGTCGGATTTTGTCAATTACACAACGAGCTCTCTAACGGTAACCTAGAGAATTGGTTTAAATGCATGGAAGTATGTGATTACATATACATCTATGACCAGAACTCTACTGACGGCAGTAAAGAGTATTATAAGAAGTTTGATAATGTAGTAGTTATTGAATCACCTATTAACGATTACGAGAATGAACGTATTTGTAAAGGTACACTTCTGAAAAAACTTCTTAAGGAGCATCCCGACACTGACTGGATTTACTGGATAGACGGTGATACTATGATGGACGGTAGGTTAATAGGCAACAACGGCTATTACCTACGAGACCTTTGCAGACATTGTTCGGAGCAGAATATTGACGGTATTTATTTTGGTCACTTAAACTTGTGGAGAAGCGATGTCTGGGTTCGCACTGATAATAACTATGATATGTTTGATAGAGACGGTAGGCGAGCACTATGGAGAAACAATGGTAAATTGTATTTTCATGAACAAGCAGGTTTGCATGGCAGAAACCCTGATATGACAGATGCGCAAGAGCCTATGGGCATGGAGAGAAGTATACGTGTTCCATTTACCCTTGTTCACCGTGGGTTTGCTGACGACAAGCAGCTTGTAGGTAAATATGAAAACTACAAAAGCAGAGGGCAGGAAGGAGAATCGTTAGACCGGATAATAGATGAACGAGGTTTAACTGTACAACCTATTCCGCCCGGTATTCTACCTCATTGGATTGAGCCTAAAGATGTACAGGACCCAAGAGAAAAGGAGAGGTTGGTAGATGCGTACGACAAAAATTAATATAGTTACAGTTAATAGCGGATGGATTCTGCAGAAGATAGCTGAACGTATTCATGACGAACTAAAAAATTTATGTGAGTCGTCTATCTCTCATGAGCCTGATGAAACTGCGGACGCCAACTTTTATGTTGATGTACAAAACTGTTTCTTTGGACCAACCAAAACGTTTGATATCGGGTATTTCACGCACGTACACGAAAATAATCCACAGTGGATTAACCCAACTTGGTTTCAGTTAGATTACATCATGCATATGTGTACCAGGTACTACGATATGTTTAGTAATCACTATCCAAAAGAGAAGATGCAAGTCGAGTATCAAGGGCAGACGGATTCAGCATTTACTTTGAAGAAACCTGTCTTAGGGGTATTTCAGAGAGGCGGGTTTGAAGGAAAGGGTGAAGGGGTAATGCATAATCTGATTTCGCGCCCGTGTATGAAAAATTATAAACTACTGTTTGTGGGAGGTGGTTGGGAAAATGTAATGCGGGCTTGTGAGCAGGCTGGAGTAGAAGCTGAACACGTAACCGATGAGTCGTATGAAAACTATCCTGCCCACTATGACCGTATTGATTATCTTCTCATTCCTTCTCTATGGGAAGGAGGACCTATGTCTGTTATAGAAGCCTGCGCTAAAGGGATTCCTATCATAGGCTCGAATGTAGGAGTAATTGGCAAGGACCTGGAGATTGATTATATGTACGAACCTGGAGATATTAACGCCCTTGAAGGTATTTTAGACTCTATAATGGAGGAGCCATTAAAGCGCAGAAAAAAAGTGGCGGGTTTATCTTGGAAAAAGTACGCAGAAACACTATTACAAGTTGTGGAGAATAACATATGAAGTTAAATTTAGGATGCGGTAATGATTACAGAGAAGGATGGGTAAATGTGGACAGGGGAGACTGTAAGTGTGATGTGGAGCACGACTTGTTCGAGTTTCCTTATCCTTTTGAAGACAGTTCTGTTGATGCTATCTTTCTTTCTCATATGATGGAGCATTTCCCAAAGGACATGTTTGTGGATGTTGTTCGTGAGCTTTATAGGATATGTAGAAATGACGCAGAGATTTTAATTATATCCCCTCACGCAGGCTCCGATAATTTTTGGACCGACCCTACGCATAGCATGCCGTTGACATCTAGAACATTCGATTATTTTGACCGAACTAAACCATTGTTTGAGAACGGGGAGATTTATGGTTGGGATGATGTTAATTTTTTGGTACAGGCTGAGGTGGTTCCCAATGAGCCAAATGGACCCGACGTTAAACATTTATTAAAAGTTATAAAATGACACCGTTTACTTATTACACAATTATAGGAAAAGACCCTTCATTGCTGAAAGGTCATTTGGAAAACGTTACTAAGTACGCAGGGTTTGATAAACTTGAATGCGAAAAAAGACTTTTGGTTATTGTTTACCGTAATTCGTTAATCACTAAAGAAACCACGGATAAAATACTGGAAGTTTGTGATGAGTACGGCGCTCACCCAGTTATGTACGATGAGCCTGTAACTGAATTCCTGCCTAATTTATATGCTTGCTGGAACTTAGGTTATGAGTATGCTCTGGACGGGTTTGTGTTTAGGGGAGGGTCTGACCAAGTGTTCTCCAAGGATTCGTTTGTCTCCTTGCACAGGGTCGCGGAGGAGACGAAAAACCGTAACATAGTACTGCAAGCAAATACCATTGAAAATGGAGACAGAAATTTGGGCAGCAGGCACATCCTAAAATCTTTTGGGGATACTTTTGAGGGGTTCAAGTTAGAAGAGTTTGAAGAAACTTGCGAAGAGCTTAACGGAAGCCCTTTCTTGCCTGACGGTGACTTGGTTTCTATTTCGGAAGCACTTGAAGTGTGGGGAAAACCCACATCATTTAATTCTTCTTTAGGGCATATTAATCGGTGTGACGGATGTTCCTGGTTAATGTCTAAGAAGGATTGGGAAGAGTTCGGTCCTTTACCTATCACAGAAAACGGTCACACAGGAGATGTTGTTATTCACGATAGGTTACAGAAGGCAGGGTACCAGTCTTATATCGCCAAGGACTGTATTACGTATCATTTTGTTAGAGGCGAGTCTTTAGAAGTACAATGAAAACTGCATTTATTACTGGAATTACGGGGCAAGATGGCTCCTACCTCGCCGAACTTCTTTTGGAGAAGGGGTATACTGTTGTTGGTTTAGTTAGGAGGGTTTCTACTGAAAATACTCAGCGTATATCTCATATTGAGTCGGAGCGGTTGACCTTGGTTGAGGGAGATGTCACAGACCTGTCATGTTTGGTGCACGCGATGCAGGAGCATAAACCGGATGAGGTTTATAATTTAGCCGCACAGAGTTTTGTTATGGGCTCATTCGCAGAACCTATTCACACAGCTGAAGTAAATGCGATAGGTACTCTTAATGTTTTAGAGGCGGTGCGTATTATGCACCCAACTGCAAAGGTGTACCAAGCTTCTACTAGCGAAATGTTTGGGAAGGTTCGTGAAACTCCTCAAAACGAAGACACCCCTTTCCATCCGCGCTCCCCTTACGGAGTAGCGAAAACATACGCCCATTTTATGGTACAGAATTACAGAGAAAGTTATAAAATATTTGCATGTTGTGGTATCTTGTTTAACCATGAGTCTCCCCGTAGAGGAGAAGAGTTTGTAACACGTAAAATTACTAAAGCGGTTGCTAACATTAAAAAAGGTAAACAGGATAAGTTATTTTTGGGTAACTTAGACGCAAAGCGTGATTGGGGATTTGCTCCTGATTATGTTGAAGCTATGTGGATGATGTTACAACAGGAGAAGCCTGATGATTATGTTATTTCCACAGGAGAGACGCACACTGTTCGAGAGTTCTGTGATGTTGCGTTTTCACGTCAAGGTCTTAACTACAGAGATTATGTTGAGGTAGACCCAAAATTTTATAGACCTGCCGAGGTTGAGATTTTGCTAGGAGATAACACCAAAGCTACGACTGTCCTGCAGTGGACACCACGTCATAGTTTTAAAGACTTAGTTGAAATTATGGTTGATGCTGATGTGACGGGGGGTGAATCTAAATGAAAATAGGAATTATGGGCGTGGGCGCCGTTGGTAGCGCTATTAAATATGGGTTTGAAAAGCTGGGGCATGATGTCTTTGGATATGATACAGCAGATTTTGAGACCGAGTTTCGGGACGTACTATACACGGACATTTGTTATATTTGTGTACCTACCCCCAAAAATGAAGATGGCTCCTGCAACGTAGGCATTGTGGACAAATGCGTAAGGGACCTCATCGCCGCCGACTACACCGGTATTATAGCTATTAAATCTACGGTTTCTCCAGGAACCACGCAAAGGCTGATTGATTCGTTCGGAGATAGAATATGTTTTGTGCCTGAGTTCCTTCGTGAGAGATGCGCTATCACAGATTTCATGGAATCGCATGATGTGTGTATTATAGGCACGGAGGATAAGGAAGTGTTTAAGGCTGTTAGAAAGTCTCATGGTCGTTACCCTAGGAAGGTTGTACAGGTATCCCCAACGGAAGCTGAGATGTGCAAGTATTTTAATAACATATACAATGCTACGTTGATAACATTCGCTAACAGCATGTTTGAAGTGTGCGAGGTTCTGGGCGCTGACTACACCGCAGTTAAAGAAGCGATGACCGAACGCATACATATTTTTGATAGGTACTTAGACTGTAACCCCAAGACACGAGGGTTTGGTGGGGTGTGCTTGCCCAAAGATACAGCCGCGTTAGATAGCTTGTGCAAAGACCTTTCTATCGATGTAGAGTTGTTTGGGTGCCTACTCAAAGAAAACAACAAATACGAGACTACAGTATTCGAGGGTATGAGGAAAATATAACATGAAAACAGTATTAGTAACAGGAAGCCAAGGGTTCATCGGGTCGTACGTGTGTACGGAGCTGTTAAACAAAGGGTATAAAGTAATAGGGGTGGACAACTACTCAAAGTACGGAGAGGTACAAAGAGCCCACGACACTCATGAACATTTTCGCCTTATTGAGTGCGATGTACGATGTCTTAGCAATCATCTCGACAAACTTTCTGACGTGGAATACATTATAGCAGGTGCAGCTATGATTGGAGGTATTAGTTATTTCCATAAATATGCTTATGATTTGTTAGCGACCAACGAAAGGATTCTCGCCGAGACCTTTGACGTTGCCATCAACTTGCGCCTTCACGGGAAGCTAAGCAAAGTAGTAGTTCTGTCCAGTAGCATGGTATTCGAGAACACAGACGTTTACCCTACCCCAGAAAGCGAGGTAGAGGTAAGCCCACCGCCCCTAAGTACTTACGGGTTCCAGAAGCTGGCTTCGGAGTTCTTTGCAAAAGGAGCATGGGAACAGTACGGTATCCCTTACACTATCATTAGACCATTTAACTGTGTAGGTATTGGTGAGGAGGAGTCGTTACAGGATGAGGAGTATTACGTAGGCAACCACAAACTACTGATGAGCCACGTATTACCTGACCTAATCCATAAAGCACTTACTTTAGGTCCTAATGAAAAGCTGCCTATTTTGGGAGACGGTTCACAAGTAAGATGTTATACCAATGGGAAAGATATTGCCCGAGGTATCGTTATAGCTATGGAAAGCGAAAAAGCTCTTAACGAAGACTTTAATATTTCTACTCCCACACCCACGACGGTTAAAGAGTTGGCGCAGGAGATTTGGAGCCAACTGTACCCAGTAGGACCCCAATTAGATTTTGAGTACCAAGAGCCGTTTATGTATGATGTACAGAAACGAATACCTGACGTTAGGAAAGCAGAAGAGCTTCTAGGGTTCAAAACCGAAATCAGTTTATCTGAAAGTGTCGGAGAAGTAATAGAATGGATGAAACAAAAATTAGTAAAGTAATAAACAGTATTATAACAGATACGATTCACGATTTCCCTTCAGGGGCTTATGAGTTGGAGCAGGTCCCCTGCCCTTTTGAGACCTTGTTAAGTTTTGGGGAGTTAGTAGACCGCCTGTCAATAGTAAATTTTAAACTGTACAACTTGAAAGATAAGGTTATGGAAAGCGAAGACCCTGAGTTTAAGGCTTGGGCTTCTGAACATGACGTAATTCTGGTCGAGGAAAGAGCTAGATTAAAAAAGTGCATAGATTTAAAACTTTTATCTATTATAAAGGGAGCCAACTCAGGCTCGGACACGTTTAACCCCGAAGTAAAGAGGTACGGAAAATGAAAGTATTAGTAGTAGGTGGTGCAGGGTACATCGGAGGATGTACCGTAGACACGTTAATTGGCGGCTCTGGTCATGAGGTTACTGTATATGATAATCTCATGTATGAAAATATGTATTTAAAGCCGGTTAAATTCATCGCAGGGGATATTAGAGACCCTGAGCTTTATACTGATATCTTACCGAACTACGATGCCGTGGTCTGGTTGGCGGCTATAGTAGGGGACGGTGCTTGTACCGTTGACCCCGCTCTAACCACCGAGGTTAACTACACTTGCGTGAAGCGCTTGGTTGATAGTTATAAAGGACGAATCGTCTTCACTTCTACGTGTTCTGTTTACGGTAAGAATGACGCAATCATTGACGAAGAAGCAGAACCAAACCCCCTTTCCCTGTATGCTAAAACTAAATTGCAGGCTGAGCAGTACCTCGTGGAAAACCATAAAGACTATCTTATTTTTAGATTAGGGACTTTGTTCGGGCTTAGCGACCAGTACTCTAGACTTCGTTTGGATTTGGTCGTTAATATCTTAACGAAGAAGGCTACTAGCGGGGAGGACCTAACTGTCTTTGGTGGAGAGCAATGGAGACCGTTACTGCACGTTAAAGATGTAGCGAGTGCCGTTGCGTATGGCTTAGATAATAGTATTGTAGGTTTATATAACCTTAGCTATGATAACTTTACTATCAGTGAGTTAGCCCGCACAATTCAAGGGCAGATTCCAGGCGTTAATATCGTGGAAACTGATTTGGCATTTGAGGATATGAGAAATTACAAGGTTAAAACGGACTTGTTCGCAGCGACGGGATGGACCCCAATGTGGACATTGGCTGACGGCATTAGTGAGCTACACACAGTAATGAAAGAAGGTAGAATCACGAACGCGAATAATCCGGTTTATAATAACCACGCATACATGAAATCAAGAGCAGTAGCAGAGGGGTGGGTATCATGAGACCGTGGACAATAGATGGTGGAGTTGCCGTCGATGACAGGGGTTCTGTACGGTTTGTTAACGATTTTACCTTTTCAAATATTAGTAGGTTCTACCAAGTAGAAAACCATAAACGCGGTACTGTTAGAGCATGGCACGGACACAAAACAGAAGCAAAATATGTGTATGTAGTGAAAGGCTCAGCTAAAATAGCAACAGTATCAATGCGCGAAGATGACCCTACTCCTAAAGTATGTGTTATGAGCGACAAAAATCCCCAAGTACTTTACGTTCCGGAGATGCATTACAACGGGTTTCAAACTTTGGAAGAAGATACGATTGTTATGTTCTTTTCTACAAAGCCGTTAGAAGATAGTTTAAAGGACGACTTCAGAGAAGATTGGAACAAGTGGAATGTCTGGGAGGATGACTACAGGTAATGGCAGTAGAGACTCGGGTACGAAGCCTTCTCAAGACCGTAGTGTGGAGAGTAGTTGCAACGGCTAATAGTTACCTGGTTTTAGTCTCTGATTTCTGCCAAACAAATATAGAGAGCGCTGTTCTAATGAACATTACAGGGTTCTTTATTTTTTACGCGCATGAGCGTGTATGGGCACACATAAAATAAATAAAATGGCAAAAGTATTAGTATTAGGTTCAACGGGGATGTTAGGTTCTCAAGTAATGAAAACTCTCAAAGAGAAAGGTCATACTGTTAAAGGGACAATTCGTCCCTATAGCTCTCAGCAGCCACTGGCGACAGCTATTAAATCCCAACACTCAGACCGGACAGAAGGGTTGGTAACCTTCGACGCTTACCATGACCGTGAGATGGCTCTTATCCCTATGTTGGATTGGGCTGATTATGTCATTAACTGTATCGGAATAATTAAGCCCTTTATGAACAAATACATGGCAGCGAGTATTAAAGTTAACTCTATCTTTCCAAGGATGATGGCTCAGATGATAGAAAAGTTTGACGGTAAGACTAAGTTCATTCATATCACGACGGACTGCGTTTACTCAGGGCAACAGCCTACGGCTTCGGTGGAAAGCACCCCACACGACGCTCTGGACGAGTACGGAAAGAGCAAGTCTCTAGGTGAGCCGGTTGATACGTGCATGGTTCTTCGAACCAGTATTATAGGTGAGGAAATGGATAAACACGCTAGTCTAATTTCATGGGTTAAATCCCAAAAAGGGGAAGAGATTGATGGGTACAGCCACCACTTATGGAACGGTGTAACCACGGCTCAATACGCTGACGTAATACATCAGATTATGGAAAAAGAGTTGTTTGAAATTGGTTTGTTTCACGTACATTCTAATACAGTAAACAAGTTTCAACTAATGAACATGTTGAATGAGCGATTTGATTTAAGTCTCAAGATTAATGAGGTGGAAGGGTTCCCTGTAGTGAACAGGGCTCTGGCTACAGAAAAAGGTCTTATGGATAAATTAGAAATTCTACCATTGTCTGAACAGATTAAAGCTATATAAAGTATGAAACGATTTACCAAATTCCGTCACTTTATGCCTGGTAGCCCTATGTGGAGAGAGGAGCAAGCGCGCATACTCGCCGAAGAAGAAGCAGCTAAAGCTAAGTCTAAAAAGAAAAAGACTACCAAGAAAAACCCCAAGAAATAGTTCAGGTTAAAGCGAAGTTTTTTTTAGTTTAGGTCAGAGGTACCACCTAGATATAAATAGGAAAACATCATGCCTCAACAACTCAATCCAACACCAACTAACACTTCCATAGCTGTCTCTGGCGGCGGTGGAAATACTACAACTTCCGGCACAATACCACGCGGGGGTTGGACAGGCGCCTCGGGCACTTTTTCAGGTCCTCATTTTATTGAGGAGCAGTCGATGCATATAGACTATTGGCGCGATGCATCGTGGACATGGAATACTCTTAACCCTAACGACTTCAGCCTGAGCTCAAGTGCACCAATAATCACCAACCTTTCAGGCTCTGTTGCATGGTCTAATGTAAATGTAAAAGTAGTCGGGTCAGTAATCCGCTATAAAAGCGATGACCTATACGGCACATCCTCCTTCCAACAGGCGCAAAGATTTGAAGTTCTGTCAACTAGTGCAGATGCTCAAGGGTATACTTATGGCGCTGTCCCAACCGGAGCTTTAGGACCTGCAGGCAGCATTGTAACCACTCAAAAGTTTTATTCTAGGCGACCATGGATGTCAACCGATACATCGTGCTCGTATACTGCAGAGGGTTACAGCTACGCCTTCGAACCGAGCGGCATAGGTATTATGGGACAGGCTGGGTGTGCATTTGTACCTAACTACGGCGGACCGTACGGTCAAGGTGGCGACCTGCAAATGCACGCCATAGGGTTAACTTACTTAACCGAACTCAAAGAAAGAGAAGAGCTCCGCCCGACATGGAATCCCGACTGGGTTTGGATTGTGCCATACAGTTGGAGTGTGCCGGGTCGACTAATGGGACCTTACCAAGCAGCGAACGACCAAGCATACTTTGTACCGCAGGTCGTGGACTGGTGTGGGCGAATGATTCAATGTGGCTACAGTTTATATAATGGTGAGATAGCGACAGAAGACCCTGGCACCGCCGCAAACAATTACTACCCGTCCACTTACATCGCTAGGGGCGCACTCCACGCTTTCGATGCCTCCGCTGGCGGAGCTATCACCGAGTACGACATAAACCGCCACGATTTTAGTTAAAAGTACCGTCTAATTTACCTAGCCATGCCTATAATAAGGCATGGCTAGTATTCTAGATGATATATGTAAGCGCCTTGACGGCGCTAGTTTGCTTTCTGAGGAAGGGCAGGTTTACGGTTACGTAGACTCCGGCTCCTACGCCCTTAATAAGATTATTTCGGGGAGGTACGATGGCGGTTATCCTATTGGAGCGATTACCGAAATTTACGGAGAAAGTAGTACGGCGAAAACAGTTTTTCTAACACACGCTTTTGTAGGAGCACAAAAGAAAGGCTACTACACAGTCATGATAGATAACGAGCACGCCTACTCACCGTCTTTTGCCAAGACATTAGGCGTAGACCCAGAGAGGCTAATCTATCAAATGCCAGAGACAATGGAAGATTGTTTTGAGGCTATTGAGACTGTTATCGGAGCTATTCGGGAGCACGATAAAGACACCCCAATTGTTATCGGTTACGACTCCATTGGAGTTTCTCCTACCCGAAAGGAAATGGATGATACGTTTGGAAAGAACAGCGAGATGGGTGGAGCTCTACGAGCGAAGGTAGCAGGTCAATGCCTGCGTCGAATTAACCCACTTCTCCGCAAGCACAAGGCGGCACTCCTTATTGTAAACCAAGTACGAAGTAAGGTAGGTGTTATGTTTGGTGACCCTCGCACTAAAGCGGGTGGAGGTAAAGCACTGCTTTACTACTGCGGCGTTTCTTTGGAAACACAGTCTGCTAAGAGCGATGTCCTGTATGATGACCTGAAGAATCCTATAGGTATTAAAGGTAATATTAAATGTGTTAAGAATAAAGTTACCGTACCTTATCAGGAATGTGAGTTTAGGTTAGTGTACGATGAAGGTCTGCGACGAGATACAGGGCTGACCACGTTCATGGCTAAGAAAGGGCAGGTGACGGTACCTTCCAAAGGTTGGTATAGTGCTGATGGCGGCAAAACGAAATCCCGAGCCGTCGACTTAAATAAGGTTCTATGTGAGAGAATTGAGAAGGGAGAAATTGAATGAAGCTCCATAAAATAGAGAAATTCATGGATGCTCGGGGGTGGAGTATGAACGATATTTACGCTTGTACCCCTGTGGGTAGCACCGATGATTACCAAATCAATTATTCGGTACTGTACCCAGGAATTATTAAAGCGTGGCACCGTCACAAACATCAGAATGATTTCTTTTGCGTGTTGCATGGCACCGCACAGGTCGGGATATACAATCCCGATACACAGGAAGCCACCAAGCTCTTTGTCGGGGATATGAATCCTCAGATAATCGAGATTGAAGCGGGAGAATGGCACGGTCTGACAGCCGTGGGACCACAGCCTGTAGGTTTACTGTATCTTGTTACTAACCAATATAACCCAAGCGAGCCAGATGAAGAGCGGGCTAGCTGGGCTTCCTTTGTAGGCTCTGAATGGTGGCTACCAGAAAACAAATGATGCCTCCCATTGTTAATGAGGTTTTAGGGTTTATTTTAGCTATTGGAATTTTGCTATGGTTGGGAGCAGCTCCTGTAATAGCGTTGAGAAGCTTAAAAACTGTAGTGAAACCCAAGAAAGTTAAAAAGGCTAAGACCGCCGAGAAAAAAGTGGCGAAAACGCCCAAGGTACCGGCAAACGTCATACCCGGGTGTAGCCCGGAATACGAAATAAACGATAATTTTAGTTGGAATAATGAGCACAGTCGCAGTAAAAGGAAAAGGCTACTTCACAGGTAGTCAGTGTAAAGCTGGCTACAATGTAGTCCGTAGGTATCAGAGAGCAGATGAGCCTTGTGATAAGACGGATGTGTTTGAGTGGCTAGGAGCGTTTAAAACCGAGGCTGCTGCTAATAAGTACATTAAAGCAAATAATTTAAAAGATACTACTGAAATAATTGAGTACAAGAAACCGAAAACCCCCTAGATAAGGTGGAGTTTATTATGAAATATCTCGGAGAAGTAAAGAAAAAATCTGGAAATAAGGAGATTAGCGCCGACAAAATGGGTCATTTAGACAGTTCAAAGAAGTCTAGAGTTCCTGTCGTGGGGTCTATCTCGCAAGCCATGTCTAAGCATGAGTACGGTTTTATTTTTACAACTCCTAAGTCTGACAGGATTTATGTCATTACGCAAGGTACCTGGGGCGAAAAATCTGACAACAAAGTTGTTAAAGGATTTCCCGGAACAACCGCTATTGAGAAAATCAAAGGTTACGGCAAAAGGACTAAAGTTAAACACGGTCCTGCGAAAGCCCCTACTTCCACCGAAGACGCTGGAAAGAAGGGCTACGCCACCCGTAAAATGAAGGACGGAAAGAAACGACGAAAAGACCTAGACTAATGGCAAGAAATTATATCCCTAAGCGCTCATATTTTTCTGAAACGCGTGTTCAGAAGATAGCGAAGGAGGTTATGAAAGATTGCCAGCAGGACAGGCAAAAAGCGTTAGAGATGTTTCAGTATTTCTTGAAAATGGTCGAAAATAATCCAGAGGATGACAAGGCGAAAGCTGAAATGTCTAAAGCCTTGGATTTAGCTCAAAGCTCAAATGATAAGGTAGTTAAAGTACTGGACATGATGCTGAAGATGACCCAACATGAAATGAAAGATAAAAAACCAGACGAATTCTCGTTTGAACAACTCCAAAAATGAACGACCCATACATACTTTATAGCCCCGTTATCGACAACTTCATTAAGATTAAAAAGTTGTCTGAAAAGGAATGCCTAGTTATTGTAGAGGAGCTTAGAGGAAAAGTTAAAAGCCCTAAGTTCAAAATAACTAATTACGTTAACTACATGATTAGTTTGCTGGTTGATAAGCATGAGACTTTAATTAAGGGAAACGGGGAAGGAACTCACGAAGCATTGTTTGAATGTGTATGTGAAGTTTATCCTGGATTTTCTATAGAGCTTTTAAACAAAACTCTTAATGATGGATTTGAGGACGAATCTGAGGTTGGCGTATCCGTTTCAGGTCTAACTCTTCCGCAGGTGGAGAAGATTGAAAGGAAAATTAAAAGTTTTTTAGTCGGTCAGGATTCTGCGGTATCAGAGGTTGTGAAGTGCATTAAATTAATGTCCTCAGGATTGGAAGGCTCCACTTCAATGTTTTTCATCGGACCTACAGGAGTAGGAAAGACGGAATTAGGCAAGTTACTAGCCAAGTGTTACTTAGGCACGGATAAGAGGTTACTGAAGGTAAACTGTGCCGAGTACTCAGGCTCACACGAGTACGCTAAGCTCATCGGAAGCCCTCCAGGGTATATCGGTCATAATGAAAAGGGAATCCTTACTGAGTGCGCTAAGAAGTCGTCTCAATGGATTCTACTGTTTGATGAGATAGAGAAGGCATCTGACAAATTACATAATCTCTTACTAGGCTTATTAGACGAGGGCAAAATTACCGATTCACATGGCACGGTTCTGGATTTCACCAATACTATTATCTTATTCACCAGTAACGTAGGTGTTAAAGATGTCGTAAATAGAAAACAAATGGGATTTGGCGCTGAGAAGATGTCATATGCAGATTCCCGGGCTGAGGTGGAAGAAGCGTTCAAGGATACATTTTCTCCGGAATTTATTAATAGACTAGACTCTATTGTGTACTTCAACACCCTAAATAAAGATGACGCTAAGCATATTGCTCGTCTTAATCTGAAACATCTCCCTATACGAGTTACGAAGAAGCTCGTGGATTGGGTTGTCGAAGAATCCTTTTCGGAGGACTTTGGGGCGAGGAACATCAAGCGTTTTATTAAAAATAATATAACCTTACAGGTAGCTGATAAGATACTAGAGGGCAATGCAAACACAGTATTTTCTCCGGTATTTTCTAAAAATAAATTTCAAGGATTAAAATGACATCTAAAACAAACGCCCCCCTTCGCTTTTCTATAGCGAACATTATAACTTTATCGTTATCTTTGATTTCGGTGGGAGTTACGTTTGGCATCACTGCACAGAGGCTGGCGGAGATTGAGAACCGGGTTGCTGTATTAGAGGATGGTACATCCAAATCTTTGAATGAAATTAGAGAACAATTAATTCAGCTCAGAGTGGACACCGGGAAGATGGCTAAAGACGTAGAATGGCTCCGGTCGACCGCAAAGTCTGATGAGTAAAGGACTTAAGTTTTACCAAATTTAGGGTCAAAACTGCCCCCAAAGTGCTATAATAATATGTAACGAGGTAAAACAACCCTCCGAACAAAGGTAAAACATGAAAGATAAAAAATTTAACTACAAAACCGCGTCTAGCGATAAGTCCCCACGTGTGTTGATTACTACTGAGAATCAGCACGTTCTTCGTGGGTTTAACATTCATTATATGACACCCAAACAAATTGGGCAGATTCGTAAAGAGTGGAATATGGTTCGTAACCAGCCTTGGACCAACGCAACTAAAGAGCGTGTAACTATCCGCCGTGCGGGTAAGTTCGCGAAAAACTGTTTCCGTTCATACAAGAAGCCTAATATTACCAAGTGGTATAACAGCTAGTAAGTACTGGAATTATATTAAAGGACACAAGTAAAACTTGTGTCCTTTTTTAATTGTTTTTGCTATAACATGTTATGAAAGGAATCGTACTAGCAGGGGGACTCGGAACTCGGTTGCGCCCTCTTACATACGCTACTAACAAACACCTGCTCCCAGTGTTTGACAAGCCTATGGTTTACTACCCTATCCAATCTTTGGCACAGGCAGGTATCACAGATATTATGGTAGTAACAGGCGGACAACACGCGGGAGATTTTATTAAAGTATTAAAAAACGGAGAAGATTTTGGACTGGAGAGACTCAGCTACGCTTATCAGGAAGGCGAGGGAGGCATCGCGGATGCGCTCGCTATGGCAGAAACATTTGTTGGGGGTGACAGTTGTGCTGTCGTTCTTGGTGATAATATCATTGCTGATGATATCACTACTGCTGTTTCCCATTACAATGATTTGGACGGGGCTGTTATCTTTACTAAAGAAGTTGACGACCCGGAAAGGTTCGGCGTGATTAAGTTTGATGATACAGGAACCATTATAGAAGATATTATTGAGAAGCCTACTAACCCCCCTTCTAATGAAGCTGTTATAGGGCTGTATATGTACGATAATACAGTGTTCGATAAGATTCGTTCATTGGCACCGTCACAGCGCGGCGAATTAGAGGTTACGGACCTAAACAAAATGTACTTAGGAGATGGCAAGCTAGATTCCTGTAAGATTAGAGGTACATGGATTGATTGTGGTACGCCAGAATCTCTGGCAAGAGCAACATTTAAATTTTACGAAGATGCAAAAGAATAAAAAAATAATTATCACGGGGGGCTATGGATTCATCGGCTCTCGCTTTGTTAAGGCAGTATATGATAAGACTAACTATGAAATACTGGTTATCGATAGTATAACTTATGCCGCTGATTTCAATAGAATCCCGGACAGGATTAAGGAGGATATCGACAGATTTAGGTTCTTGTCTAAAGATATCTGTGACGTTACTTGCGAAGACTTAAAAGGTGCTACTTATTTGGTTAACTTTGCGGCAGAGTCCCATGTTGATAACTCCATCACCGACGGCAAACCTTTTATTAGAAGTAATATTGAGGGAGTGTTTAATTTGTTGCAGTGTGGAGGAGGTACTGTTAAGAAGTTTATTCAAATATCAACGGATGAAGTTTATGGGGACATGTACGACCTAAGAGGAAGACAGTATGCGGATGAGTCTTTTAGACTTCGCCCTAGTTCATACTACTCAGCCTCGAAAGCGTCGGCTGACCTGTTAGTACAGGCGGCTGCTCGTACCTTTGGAACCCCTTACATTATTACGAGAAGCTGCAACAACTTTGGACCAGGACAGCATAAAGAAAAATTCCTCCCAACAATCTTTGATTCCATAGCAAACGATAAGGACGTTCCGGTATATGGGGATGGTCTTCAGTCGCGTGAGTGGATTCATGTAGATGATAATGTAGAAATCATTTTAGAGCTAGTATTATCCAATGTTAAGGACGAGATTTATAACATTGGTTCCGGGTACCATTACAAGAATATTGAGCTCGTGAACTATATTGGTGAGTGTTTAGGCACTAAAGTTAAACGTGTTCCCGTGGAAGATAGACTTGGTCACGATAAAGTTTATAGGCTTAATTGTAAAAAGGTAGAAGGGTTTCTAGGAGAAAGAGTATATCAATGTTTGGAGGGATACTTAAAAGATGAAGCTAAAGGGCTGCAGGGTACTTCTAACAGGAGCTAATGGAAGGCTAGGACAAGAACTTATACCTTTATTAGAGGCTGAAGGAGCGGATTTATCCACTCCTTCTTCTTCTGTCTGGGATATCACGAAAAAGTCTTATCCGCAGTATTTAAGTACTTGGAGCCCTGAGCTAGTTATTCATTGCGCCGCTTACACGGACGTGACGGGAGCGGAGAGGGAAAGAGGGGACGTTGTCGACACTAACATTGTAGGTACCCTCAACGTAGCACAGCTTTCTCGCATGCACCAAGCTAAACTTGTGTACATTTCTAGCGATTACGCGGCGGTACAGCCTATGGGAATGTATGCTTTTACTAAATTAGCAGGAGAGAGTTTTGCTAGACCTAATGATATGGTAATCCGTACGTCATTTAAATCTCGTGGAACTTGGGGGAAAAATGCACTAACAAAGGTGTTTCACCCCGTATTTACTAACGCTGATTGGGTAGATATAATAGCGGGTAAGATTCTAAAAGCAATAAAACTTGATTTGACGGGTATAGTTAATATCGGAACCAAGAAGAAGACTTTAAAGACTCTTGCTCAACAGGAATATCCGTATGTGGACATAATTCCTGTCCGGGAAGCAGATGCTCTAGTAGGATATAAGTATCCTAGGGATTGCTCGATGGATTTAACTATATAATATTATGGCAAACGATACTACACCAGCACTCGGAGGAGGTTATGGATTTACTCTTAAGGATTCTAATCAGAACGTCCGAAATTACGGCAGTCTCAGCACAACCTCCGTTGAGATAACAGGAACCAGTGATTACGGTCTTCTACCGGCAGTCGCTGGTCGAACCTATTACATTTGGGGAATGAACCTAACAACGGATAATTCCTCAGCATTTGGGGGTTTCTTGGAGGATTCTGATGGAACTGAGCTGATGGCGGGGGTATGCAACCTACAAGGACCGTTCTTCCTGAATCTTGAAATCCCTATAAAAATTACAACTGGAAAAGGATTACAGTTTGATAGCTTGGCTGGGTCGTCGGGCAAGGAGTGTTGGGCTCTATTATTTTACACTCAGAGGGATGACTAATGGTTAACGATACAGTAAATTGGGGAAATGATATGGGAGTTTTTTCGGGAACTCCTTTAAATGCATACGAAACGGGTCATTGTCTGACTATGTGTTCTGCTTTGAAGAATGGTATCACTACCTCAGAAACCCATCCTGTTATAGCGGCTCCCACTAACGGAAGAACGATATTTTTGTGGGGGTGGGCTGCCGCCACCGCTGGAAATAGCAACTCTCAGTCTTTAGTTGCCGGTTTGCAAAATACAGGAGAATCCGTGAATAAGATAAGGGTGCAGTCTTCCTTAGCAGGACCTCAATTCGTCAGATTAGCTGTCCCGGTAGAATTCCCGGACGGGGTAACATTAGACACAATTAAAACGGCAACGCTCGGCGTCGGCGGTAATAATTACCTCACACTGATATACACATTATCTTAACCTATGGCTCCAGGCAGCAACGACTCGATTGATGTATCATCGGTAATCGACCCAGATAAGGTTGGAGGAACACCAGTTGATACAGTCAGACCGGGGGATGGAACGGACCATCGCCAGATTATTGTATTGGGTGACCCCCATACCATTGGTGGAGTTGCTGGTGTCGTAGATGGTCAATTAGTTGTATCCGCTGGACCCACTTCCTCGATGACCGTGGCTGGGGCTACTGCGAATGTCCCTGTTGTTAGAGCTTTAACAGACGCCGTTCTGAGTGTTGATAACATTGAATTTGGGGATGTCGATATAGGCGGCACGGTTCATACGTCCTCTATCGGAGGCAAAACAGTATCTGCTTTAGTTACATCCGGTGTCACTGACCTCCTTCATATGACAAAGTTAGATAGTATTGAAGGTAAATTGGATACTATAGACGGTGTTTTAGATAACATTAAAACTGGAACTGATTATTTAGATGAAATTAAAACTGGAACTGATTATTTAGATGACATAGATGCGGACACTAATGCTATTAAAGTAGGGGTCGGGCTTGTCGAAGGCACTTTGGATGACCATCTAGAAGAAGGATTCAACAACGTATCGGGTGGTTTATATCACACTTCCGCAGGTCTGTTTAATGTTTCATCTACTATTAAAGGGCACATTGGGACTTGGTTGGACAACGTGCGGGTTAACCATACCGAGACTCCCGCCGTATCCGCCATGCGTGTCGCTTTACCTGTCGTAGCCGGTAAGTCTGGTGGAGCAACGAACCATCCAACAAATTTCTCTAGACTAGACACTTCTGGTCTCTCCTCTATTAATGGTAGCGGGCTTATGACTCACGCTATTATGGTTGGGGATAGGTGGCAACCGATGAGGCAGACAGCTACTGGGCGAATTGGTGTTGAGGCGCGTATTGTATATCCGGACGCCCTAACCCAATGGATTAATTATGGCGACCCTGGCTACAGTGAAACTGAAGATGTTAGCGCTTTGCGTACCTTGATGTATGTTAGCGCCCAAGGTGAGGAGGCTTTTGTCCTGGCAGGAGACCCTGAGTTCAGTGCGTTATATGTTAGCAGTTACGGTCATACTAATATAGTAAGCGCTTTAGACCACATTAATTCTACAAACTCATCCGGTTTTATATGGAATGGTTCTAGTTTAGACCACATTAATTCTACAAACTCATCTGGTCTCATATGGAACGGCTCTAGTTTAGACCACATTAATTCTACAAATTCATCTGGTTTTATATGGAATGGTTCTAGTTTAGACCATATTAATTCTACAAACTCATCTGGTTTTATATGGAATGGTTCTAGTTTAGACCACATTAATTCTACAAATTCATCCGGTTTAGGAGACATAATTACTGTAAACTCTTCTGGTTTAGGAGACCTCATTACTGTAAACTCTTCTGGTTTAGGAGACATAATTACTGTAAACTCTTCTGGTCTGGGGGATTTAATTACTGTAAACTCTTCTGGTTTAGGAGACATAATTACTGTAAACTCTTCTGGTCTGGGGGATTTAATGACGCAATTACGAGAAAAGTGTCTACCTGTAAAACAAACATTCTGTCATGAAAATTGGACCTTCTCCAGCGATATACAAGCTCTCTCAGGGAATGGGTGCTTAGATGCATCTTCTTGTAACCCATGGATGGGTTTCTGGTTTGATACTATCCACGCACCAACCGTAAGGAACGCTAGCTGTACCCCCGAGGTCATATCTGATGTAGGTAATGATAAGGGAGACGATGGCGACACAGGTCTAACAATTCGAGGTAGCGACGGCGGCGGCAATGGTGGAGGCATAGGTCCCCCGCCCGGGGGAGAAATGGATGAAGGGAAGCTCGGCTCGTTGCGGGGGGACCAAAATAACCCTGACTGGGGAGAAAACGCGACCGACAGAGGTCCGGGTTATGACTTAAACAAAGCGTCCTCGACCACTCGTGGCGGGTCCGAGTACAAGCTAGAGTGGCACGGCGGAGCTACGAGCGGCACTGTTCACGACATACCTCCTGATGAGTGGTATTGTCAGCACGCTGTTAAGATTGGGGAGGATGCCGAAGGAACTGAACTAGCTTTTAATCATAACCTAATGCCTATTGTAGCGCCTAGGAAGGCTGGCGGAGTTTGGGTTGCGGGCAAGGAAGCGATATCTAAAACCGCTTTTGTCAGGTTAGACAGACCGCACAGCGTTAACCCTCCATTAGGATGGATTCCTAATGGGTGTAAGCACTTTACTGATGCCGGGGGACAGATTGATAATTCATTCTCCGGCACGGTACGTATGACCAACAACCCGTTTGACATTAGACCTTCAGAGAATACGGGCTTCGGGTGGTCCTGGTACGACGCAATAGCATTACCTAAGACTGTCTCTGCCACGTCTCCTAGCGCAAACGTATCCCCATCAGGAGAGGATTGGGACTGGGCTGGTGCTTCAGCAACCGCAGGCGGGACGAACTTCCTCCACCAGACCTATGGACATTGGGAGGTTAATGCAACTCCCGCTACCCCTGTTGCACAAAGCCCTTACATCAAAGCGAAAACTTCAAATATCAACTACAAATGTTTTCTTGTTTCTGGTGGTTATGGAATGTTTGAAACTAGCAGTTGCGCCACCGTACCCGAGCATTTTGCGTATATAAAAGACTTTAGCTCTTGCTGGGCTGTTCTTAGCTCTAATATAAACGTTCACCACGAAACCGTTACATTGCCGCATGGCACGGTGGTGGAAACACCAGCCTTAGAACCCAACACCGAGTACTTGATAACCGCAGAGGTTTCTTGCGTTAATGCAGGGTCTACGTATCGAGGTCACGATTATTCTGGAGCGTTATTTGTGTGGGGAGGAACTTGTTGGGAATCTTCTGCTCAATGTTATCCAACCGTGAACTCCGGCTTTGGCACGGGAGGTGGGGTGATGGCGCCAGATGAACACAAAGTCCATGACCTTCAGAAGTTCCACTCCCTACAGAGTCCGTATGTTTTAGCAAAGGCGAGACATATAAACGGCGACCAAGACGCTAGAACTAATTGGGGTGACCAAGCCACATGGCAGGACTTAGGAGTTGTATCTTCCACGTTTAAGACGGATGCGTCATCTACTAACCTTGTATTGGGTTGGGCAGGGCTAAGGGACATTAGCCAAGGTTACGCAAACAATCACACAGACGTTTGGTGTATCCGTAATATATCTCTTTATAAGAAGTATTACAATACGTGTAAACGTGTAGTATTACATGGAATTACTATGGACTCAGCCGGAGACACCTCCCTGAAAGAGGATGCGTGGAATATCAAACCTGGGAAACCTAAAGGTACAATGACAGTTTACGACGGAAAGTACCCCACGAACCATGGATTTGACCCGCATTGGGCTGGCTGGGCGGGGATTGCGTTTAGTGCTAATCCCTCAGGTCCCCCAGCTAGCGCTCTGCAATCGTATGGAGCGTTAAACAACACTCAACATGAATCAAACGTACACGCTGAATACAGACACCACGGGGATGCAATGGGTATGACTAGACAAACCACTTTTGACCCTCCTGTACCTTGTCACCCAGGTTACCCGGTGAGAGTAATGTGCACGGAAGAGTGGAATCCCGACTTTACACCTTTCATAGACAAAAAGAACCAGGGAAGCGACCTCACTATATTAAACCACGGGGTGCGACCTAGTGATGTATACTGGAATGGTACTATTACCTACTCCATAGAAACTATGAAGGACGCAGTGGCGCCCGTAATGACGACTGATACACGTAATCCTAATCAATTAGAAACACCTAACACGGACAAGTGTACATAAGATATGGCTACTAATATTGACCCATCACGTAACTCACCTTTATCTCGGTCAGGAGAATGGGGAGAGCAGAGGAATTATGCACGGTACACCTTTGAGCCTGCTGACGACTCTAAGATTCAGACTGACCCAATACCAACCGCAGGGTTTGAGTACGCTGTTATATTGTGGGACCCGGATTCCGATGGGACAAAACTAGATTTCGATAAAACCTCGTATTTAGCGTATGACGCTAACACAGGCACGAAATACATTAAGGAAAACCCAGAGTGCGGTGTGGTTATAGCCACGGAGACCAAAGTAGGTTACATAGGAAAGCCAGCTCTACCCGCTCAGTTGGTTATCGAGACCCCCTGTGACGGCTCGCTGGTAGTAGAATTACACAATCCAGTAAACAGGAGAGTGAACTAATGTTTAATGAAACCAATTATATCTCAGCCAGTGCTGTAGACTTTGATGCCAACGGGGATATTGATATGTCTGACACAACATTAATAGCCGCTCCCGGGGCTGGCAACCGTATTGTTTTATACGGAGTAAACATGTCAATGGCTGGAAGCACGGCTTCTACCGCAGGTAGGTTGTACCTAACTGATGGGGACAAAGGTACTTATACTATTTTGTGGCAACTAAGATGCCAAGGAGTATACCCTGTACAAAGTGATATGACATTCCCAGTAGGTGTTAAGCTAAGTGCTAACACCGCCCTCAAGATTACAGGTGAGGAAGACTCCGCCCAGGCATACGCATTCGGTACAGTTTATTACCGTATTGAGCGCACGTAAGCATAAGTCAAAGCTATTATAAGACTGGGGGGGATGTAGCTCAGTCGGTTAGAGCGCCGGTCTTATATGCCGTAGGTCCCAGGTTCAAGTCCTGGCATCCCTACCATTATTACGTGCGTAAGTATAAGTCAAAGACTATAATAATACTAAGGGGTACTAGTCCAGGGTTCGACTCCCAGGCACCCTACCACGTAAATATAAGCGTTGCTATAAGTCAAGGCAAGGTATATAACAATGAAAACCCCATGGATAATAACTAATATGAAACAAGGAACAAAAGCAAATAAATCAGGATTGAAACTTGAATCCCAAGTTGAGAATCTTATCATCAAGAACTTGAAAGTAGACTCCGAGTATGCGAGTCGCTATAAGTCAAGAGAGGATAATGAGGATATTCTACTTAAGAATGTGCCATACACAAACATATATGGCAATACCAAATGTCGCTCTGAGTTTGTCCTCTGCTATAAGTCAAGAAAGGTAAGGATAGAATGTAAAACCCAACATTCTGCTGGGAGTGTCGATGAAAAACTACCTTACCTTTACATGAACTTTACACAAACAATACCAGAATCCGAAGCAATCATTGTGATTGAAGGAAATGGATTTAAGCAAGGGGCAAAAGAGTGGTTGAAAACGAATTGTAAAGGAACAAAGGTAAAAGTGATGGACTTATCTGAGTTTCAGCGATACATCATTAGTGGTATGCCGAAAATCGTTCCCTCAATACAGAATCGTATAAAAAACTGGTTGAGCGGTTAGCCATTATTATAATAGACATTTCTCCCTAATACAAACTCCTGAATACCCTAAACTACATAAATACTTATATGAATAACATTTCGTTTCGACTAAACATGGATGATGATGAGGTATTTGCCTTTTTCAATATTCTACCTTTGGCTCGCATAACTGCGTCAGAGAAAGAACGAAAAGCGGTTATGAGAATGATGGGATTCACAAGTGAGTCTTTATTTGTGAAAGAACTTGATTCTAGTAAGGCTATGCTAGAGCAATACTCTATACTATTATACCTCACGCATTTGAGAACAGAAGATAAAGCCTTGAGTAATTTTTTTAAGCGACTAACTTGGTTAGATAAGGAAATGGAACAAAGGGTTAGAGATATGTTGTGGATTGAAAATGACGCTCCTAGTAACGAAGAGTTGTCTAAATGGTTTGAGATTGAGTCCGACAAAGAGTTGTAATCTGAGGTCGTGGGCGTGTTCGTAAGTATAGGCGGGCAAAGGACTTACGAACGCCATTTTACCCCCTGAGCGTAACTGCTTTGCTGTAAACGACTTACACGAACCTGTAATATAAAACAAGTTTATGTAAGTATTTTTCTATTATGGCATAATAATACTTGACACGAGAGCATTTTTTTGGTATAATATATGTTCAATGTGGGACTCACAAACTCCCATTTCAACTCAATACTAAAAGGAGGTAAAATGTTTGTAATAGATAAAATCAAGAAAGATATGATAGCGGAACTTGTTTCGCAAGAACAAAGTGTTCTATTGACAGGGGCAACAGGCTGTGGAAAGACTACTTTATGTAAGGAAATCGCTGATGACCTAGACATGAATGTGGTTATTGTAAACATGGGTTCGACACAAGATGCTCGCACTACACTAATTGGTTATCACACATTACAAGATGGTGAAACCAAGTTTGAGAAATCTGCTTTCATAAATGCGATTCAACAAGAAAATACTTTGATTATTCTTGATGAGTTGAGTAGAGCAAGTGATGATGCGTATAACATTATCTTCCCACTTTTGGATTTTCGTAAAGAGGTTCATGTAGAAGAAACAGGTGAAACTATTAAAGTTGCTGATGGCGTTAGATTTATCTCTACTGCCAATGTAGGTTTGGAATACTCATCTGCTCGTTCTATTGACAGGGCTTTACAAGACCGATTTATGATTTTCAACATTCCATACATGACAGGAAAAGAGTTGAAAGGATACATTAAGACTGTTCATGGTAAGGAGATTGCTTCTTCTATGGCTAACTTGTGTAGTGTTTATGATTATAGTCATCAACAATACGAAAAGTCTCGCATTTCTGCGAAAATGTCTCCTCGTATGATTCTAAACTGTTGTAGTTTAGTTGGTAAGTTTACTGATGCTGAAGTTATGAACAATGTTTTGTTGTCTATGTTTGAGCAAGATAGCAGTAGCATTACTTCTGACGCAAACATTATGCGTGAATACGCTGATTCTTTAGGAATGTTTAACTAATGAACGAAAGGGAAATAGACGCAACACTTATGAATAAGTGGTTGGGGGATAAGAAAATTACAGACTTATCTCCTAAGACTCTCTATGATATTCAGACTTTGATTGAGTATTACAGAGATGTGATTGTTCCCAATGTAGATGTGAAAGTTGGATTTCCTGTTGAGGGTATCCCATGTGCTGATACGGATAAGAAAGAAATCTTTATACCATATCATATGTTGAAAGAAGGTCGTGTTGATGAAACCATTGGTGCGATGATTCACGAACTAAGGCACATTGAAGATACTCCTGTAAAGGAAAAAACCGTAGCACCTATTTGGTCTTTACTTAATAAGATTCTAAATAGTCTCAAACTAGACAATGGAAAGACGATTGCGGAAGTTGTATTTTCAGATTCATCATATACGCTAAACGCTATTTTGCGTGAGCCTAAAGATGATGAGAGATATGACCCAAATCTGTTTTTTCTTCGTGAAGCGTGTGGAGTCCTTTTCGGTTTAGCAAATGCGACTGAAGATGTTAGGATTGACACTAACACTCCCCCAAACCTAAAAAAGTATATCGACAAGATAGACAAAAATGCTTTTGAGAAGTTTGAGGAAGCACGACAGAAAGGGGACATTGAGGATTGGGATTCTTTACATACCATGTTGTTCCGTTTCATATTTCATCATAAAGGTTACTACAATGACCCTTTGATTGAAAAGATTTCTCCTACAACAGAAGAAATCTGTGAGATGGGTTCTGTTGAAGCAATCACAAATGTGTTTGATAGATTCAGAGATACTTGCCAAGAAGAAGTTGCCAAACTATTTAATCAGTATGTTCCACCACAACCTAATGATGGCGATGGGGAAGATTTGATGGATATGTTTGATGACTATGTTGGAGATATGGTAAACGAAGAACTACAAAATGACCTTGCTAACCAAGCAGGAGATGATGGTGGTGCTACAAAAGGTATTACCTTAGAAGAGAAAAGTGTAGGAGATTTTGCTAAGACGCACGATACAACTACTGAAATAGAACAAACAGAAGGCGAGAAAACAATGTCGCATGATGACGCTGTTGAAAATGGGCAAACACAATGTAAGCCCTTCGCCAAAAAGGAAACTCCAATGAAGGAGTTTGCTAAAACAATGAACGCTGATGCTAGGACACAACTAATATCAGCAGAACTAAATGCTCAAATCCAAAACTTCTCTAACATACAAGTCCATACGACTACTGAGAACTTTGGAAGAGACACAAACATAACTTACGATACCGTCATTTTTGACGCAACAAAATAACAAAGGAGATTACAATGGTTAATAAACCCGAAATGTATCACATGGAGCATTACTTAAAAGATGCCCAATCACTACCCAAAGAAGCACTTGCTATCGTGTCCGAACAAGATATGTTAGGATATGAAAAGGAATACGCAGTTTACCAAAAGATTCAACAAGAGGCGGTTCAGAAATGTTCAACTCTTGTGAGCGAAGTAAAAGAGCGTATAAGTGTTTTGTTTGGAGGAAACTACTCTAAGCAATATAAGTATTTTGATAGAGCAGTTATGGGGGGCGAGATTTTGACCGACCAACATAACAGTTTGTTCCCTAAGCCAAATGTGGTTCGTGATTTAGTAGAAACTGCTAAACTGCGATGCCCTAATATCCAAACAGATAATAGTGTTGGTGGACGCAGTAATGAGAGTGTAGAAGAAATGAACTCAGCAGTATCATACTTGCTAGGAGAAGGTCTTACTCTTAATACTGATTTTACTGTTGGTAACGCTGTTGAAGTAGCGAAAGCAAGAAAGGCTACGGAGTTTCATGCTAACATGGCTTCAAAACTTAGAGGATACTTAGATGGAACGAAATTTCCTAAAATGGCGATGAAGGATAACTTCAAGGGAACAAGTTGTGTTGATGACGATTGTTTAAGTGAACACATTAAGTTTGATGCTATACATGACAAGTTTGACTGTAAATGTGGCAGTAATTCTTACAAAGGTTGTGTAGGAACAAACGCCGAAGGGTGTTGGGAGTTTTCTGTAACTGATGCCTAGAAGTAATACCGACAACATTTCCCTCTGTAAAGAGGGAATGTTCTCCGTCCAAGATTGGAGGACAGAGGATAACAAACATCTCCGAGATGTTATGTATAACCGATTCAAGAATCAAGTTTCATTGCTTCTTGAAAGTAAAAAACCAAAAGCCTTTCACTCAACTAAAGGTCGATTAGACCCTCGTAGAGCGTATAGGAGTCCGTTTAGTGATAATATCTTTTTACAAACTACAAAAGTGCCTAATGGAGATACTACTATCGTCATGTTAATTGACGGTAGTGGTTCTATGGATTGTGGCGTGGAAGTCTTTGGGAAAGGATATACTCGTATTGGTGTGTGTAATGCTATTGTATCCGCTTTTTCTAAAGCGGTAAACGATGTGTTAGGTAATGAAATCAAGATTGAAGTGTTCCTAAAGTCTGCCCCTTCCTATCATGGTAAGGCAATCACAGGAACTGATAACGGAAGTTTTGTTACTCTTACAAGAGTGTTTAGTAACTCTAATAAGAACTTGGACTTTGATAAAATCTTGAAGTTAGATTGTGTTTCTCCCATTAAGAGAGGTGGTAGCAACGATGGCAGTTATACTGCTGAGTATGCTGTGTTACCTGCTTTGTTAAAATGGATGAATAAGAACATTGTTACGAAGAATGTGGTTCTGTTTAATCTAACTGATGGAGATGCGTATTGCTCTTTGGGCAGTAACAATATGAGTTTCAATGACGAGGAAAATAAGCAAATGCGAATCAAGTATTTGAGAAATGTTCCTAACGCAACAATGTCTATCGGTGGCAGAAGTAATCATAACCATATGACCAATGTGTATGGGCAGAATGTGATTGAATGTGATGACGATGGTTTTCATGTTAAAATGTTTAATACCTTTATGACCTTTATTGGAGAAGCACTATGATTTCTAATGAACAATGGGAAAAGGTGGAGAAAAAGTATAAAAAACTTATGTGGCACATCTCGCACAGAATCGGACAAGACCCTATCACAAATGATAAGGCAGATTCTTACCAAGAGTTAAGCATAACTTGTTTAGACGCAATCCGAACTTTTGCCAAATCAACAAATACAGAGTTTGATGACTTCTTTGATACAGTAGCATTTGATAAGTATATTAAAACTTGTCTGTGGAACAAAAAGAATAATCAAGGAATGAAGATTGTAAAGAGAGAACCTTTGCGTAGGCAAATAACGATTGAAGAAAGTTTACTTACTGAGAAAGCGATAAACCCAAAAGAGGCTTTTGAACCTTTCGGATTAGAAAACTTTGATGCTAACTTACAAGAAATCATTGACGCTATCCAACAAGATGGCAAGATGATTAAGCCAAGCGGTAGAATAAATGTCAATCGCATGGCAACATACACAAACAAACCAAAGTCGCAAATCAAACATAGCATTGAACGACTACAAAAACAACTAATAAATGATTTCGGAGAATAGAAATGGCTAAAATAACTAATAAAACAATCCCTGTGGAAGCAACGATTACCACATTAAAAGGTGTAATGACCATCATCGAACTTTTGAGGACTGCCAACAATGTGTTTGACAGAGCAGGTTTTGAGAGTCCTTACAAAATGAATGACAACGATTTGGGTTTGCTTGCTTTTGGAATGGCATTATTTGATGGTAGTATCGACAGTTACCGACATGATGGTATTCCTGACGAGGTTCTTAAACCATTTAAGCCTTTGGTTGAATGGGTTAATGAAGAAGGAAATAGTGGTGTAACTAAGGTGTTTACTTCTTTTGTTGATACTGATAAGGTTGCTGTAAAGTTTGTTTATACTGCGAATAAGTTTGGTGTAGCAATCTCTAGGGGTTACTTACTAGACCTTGTTGCTAGGTATAACAACTTGGAACAAGAGCATAACAAGAAAACTGAAAATAGAAACGATTGGAGGAGAAACTTGCGTGTAGAATCTTCATGGTTTGTTCCACGAATCCTTGATGTAGCAAACGCACTTCGTGAGTTGGACACTAACATCGCAGAGAGTAACATTACTTTCTTCGATAGAACTCTCTTTAAGAATAGAGCAGGTCGTGGTTACAGTTATTACTCAAGGGGAACAGACTATTTGACTAGCCCACAAAGCAATCCATACCTTTCGCAGAGATACGAACAAGAAACTGTAAAGAATATTTTAATGGGAACTTATGGAGAACATTATAAGGAATCCGATTTGAGTAATATCAAAAGAGGTTCTTTAGATTATCGTGAAAAGGGTTTTCCTTTGCCTGTGGCACAAGCAGAACTTATCTATTCACGAAACTATAACAGTAAACTGAAAGGAGTAGAAACAAATGCCTAATTGGACATTTAATAACTTGGAAGTTGAAGGGAATGAAGCAAGCCGTAAAAAGTTTGCTTCAGACCACAAGAGTGTTAGGAAAACTTGGAAAAACGACAAACAAGACGGTTGCGAAACAGAACTTGATTTTTCAGCGAGTGTTTGGGATTCTGAATACGCTAAGAATCATAAATACTCTACTGATGGATACAGTTGGTGTTGTGAGCATTGGGGAACTAAATGGAACGCTTGTGAAGTTGATACCTATGATGATGGTGTAATGTTACATTATAGTTTTGATACGGCATGGAGTCCTCCTCACGATTGGCTTTTAGAAGCATCAAAGAAGTATCCTAATCTAACTTTCACTCTCACAGCCACAGAAGAAAGTGATGCTTTCTTGTATGGTGTAGAAGTAAGTAATGGTAAAATACTAAAACAGTATGACACAGGAGATGTTTTAGGTGCTGTAATGGAAAAAGCAGATATAACATTAGAACAACGAGTAGAATTTAATTCTAGTAATTGGTATGACGATGATGAATTACGAGAAATCTACTCATCAACTCAACACGAGATTTTAGGAGATAAAAAATCATGGTAAAGAAAAAAGAAAAACGATATGTAGTGGCACGAAAGTGTCATGCTATTGAATGGGTATTTGTAGATGCGACTACTGAAAAGGAAGCGGTTAAGTTCGCTAAACATAGTGATGATGTTGCGTGTGGTCATTTGGAGTTCGCAGGTTATCAAGATATAAAAACTTGGACTGCCGAAGAACTAGCACAGCCAAAACCAAGTGAGGTTCGATATGGAGATGTTTGTGATGACTGATAACATTACGAAGAAAACTAATATGATAAAATGTCCTGTGTGTAGTGGCACAGGCATACAGGAAGAAACCATGAAAGGTTACCGTAGATACAAATGTTGGTGCTGTGAAGGCGCAAGATTTATAATGAGTTCTTCCGTAACAGAAACAGAACAAGAAACAGAACAAGAAACAGAACAGGAGGATGAAAATGAACAAGGATAAGATTGCTATGTTAGCAAAAGATTTAGATGACAGGAAACTAGAATACCCATGCTATGTTGAACCAAAGTATGATGGTGTTCGTGTTCTTGCTAAAGTAAACACAGAAGAACAGACTGTGGAGTTTTTCTTCCGTAGTGGGAAAGAGGTTCATACCCTTGACCATTTAGTAGAACCATTATTAGAACTTGATTTAGGAGTTGAGTATTATGTTGATGGAGAAGTAGTAAACAACGAAGGAGGTTTTATGAAGTGTGTTGGCGATGTTCGTAGAAAGAGCAAGCAAGCACCGCATCTTGAATACCAAATCTTTGATGCTTTCTTTGAGAATGATAGTAGAGATTACTTAACTCGTAAGGAGTTGGTAAAGAATCAAATCTCTACCCATATTTCTGGTGTGATAGATTATGTTATACATAAGAAATGTTGCTGTATCGAAGAAGTGTTGGCATTCAAAGACCTTTGGGAAACTATGGATTCTAATGTTGAAGGTGTGATGGTTAAGAAAAATACTTTGTATCAGCACAAACGCACTTGGGATTGGATGAAAATCAAAGATGAACTATCGGTAGATTTCCCTGTCGTAGATGCGTATGAGGGAAAAGGAAAATACGATGGTATGTTAGGAGGACTTATTGTTGAGAATCCACAAACAAAGGTTCGGATTCGTGTCGGTGGTGGCTATAATGATGAGGAACGATATTCTTTTTGGAATGACCTTCCTACATACATCGGAAAAACCGCCGAAGTAAAATACCAATACATGACTCCAAAGGGTTCACTTAGACACCCTGTTTTCAAGGGTTTCAGAATAGACAAGTAAAGATGAGTAGTAATTGTAACGAGTGTAACGAATGTTTTACAGGGTGTGTATTTTGTGATGCCACAGGTATAAAAACTGACCATCACATTATCGTGAAAGATAAATACCCAATAACGAAAGGACATTTGCTTGTTGTTCCTAAACGCCATTTACTTCATGTTTCACAGTATGAGGTTCAAGAATGGAGTGATTTACATAATGCTATCAGCGAAGCAAAACAAATGTGTTCTTTCGCTACTGATTTTAACATTGGAGTAAACGAGGGAACATACGCAGGGCAAACAGTAAATCATTTACATTGGCATATTATTCCACGAACAGAAAATGATGGTGGGAAACCTTGTGGTGTTAGAAATGTTTTTCCTAATAAAGCAGACTATCGCAAAGAAGCACAAACAGAAACAGATGGGGAAGAAGAAACTTTTAACCATTACTACACAGGAGATTACTAAATGAAACTAATAGGAATGATAATGTTGGCAACAATGATTGTGCCACTAAAAGTAGAGATTGAAGCAGTAACAGGTGGAGTATTCTATGTTGAAGCATGGGATTGCCAAGCAGGGTTACTCGTAAAAGGAACTAAGGAAAAGAAGGTTATGTTCAACATGGAACATATCCTCTACGCAGAAGAGAAAGGAAAGTATACTGTTATTACCGTTGAAGATGGTAATGATACTAGACAGTTCTTAATCAAAATGAAGTTTGATGATGCCATGAAAGGTATTATCTCAACATATCACAAAGGAACTTAACAAAACAAAAACAAATGAAAACAACAAGCAAATACAGAATACGAAAGAGATTCAGCAACAGCACAAAGGCTGAGAAATACATGGAACAGTTAAGTAAAACTGTTGATAACCTATCGGTTATGAAGCGTAAGTTTATCGGTAAGGATAAAACTCGTTTCTATGTCCGAGAACTTGTAAGAAAAGGGAGTAAGTAATGGATTACAGAGATACTAAAGAGCATTACGCTAAGAAGGAAGATGATTTGACGAAACGCCAAATGTATACTGCTGACGAGTGGAACGAGATGTGCCGAGAAGCAGACTCCTCAGCACGAATGATGGCTTGCGTTATGACTTTAACTGCTGTTACTGTTTTCGGAGGTCTAGTATGGTTATGCCTGTAACATCTCCTCAACAAAACGGGCTTCCTCCTTTACGCAAACACACACATGGCTATATGGTTTTCGTAACATCAAAGAATGCGTTTTGGGGAAAGAAAGAAGCGTGGACTATGCTAGGTTCTTCTTGGGGATACCCTTACGAAATACTAGGTTTTGCGATAAACAAAGCAAAGCACTATTCACAACATCACAATCTTAATAAGCCGTCCACTATGAACGATGGGTTTGAGTCGTGTGTTGTGAACCTCCAAACAGGTGAAACTGAATGGACTTCTTGGGATAACAAACCCACAACTTAATAATAAAGAAATGATTAAAACAGATACAAAAAGTGCTTTGACACTAATTCTAATGTTCGCTTTGGGCTTTATGGCAGGAGACTTGGTAAATGACCTTACCTACGAATCCCCTACAAAGCAAATGAAGCAACGACAAAACCGTATGGAGTTTCAGCGATACGAATATGACCAAAACATGGGTCAAGATGAGTATTACCGAAATAAGCGTAAGGAGATGAAGCGAGATGGAAATCGTCCTTCTAACCTCAAACAACGCAACTCGGCATAAAAGTAATAAAAGGGCGGTATCTCCAGAATCAAAAGTGAGATACTGCCCTTAACCTTGTATAGATGATAACTGAACACACAGTAGATAATCACATGAAACTAAACATAGACATAAGCACAGAAGAACTATATTCCATACAACAACTACTTAGGATAACTAACAAACATATAGAAGCAGAAAAGGATGATATAGACCATGAAACAGCAGAGTTCCTAGACCATATTACCAAGCAATGCGAGTCCGTATTAGAGAAAGGACATAGTGCCTTTGGTAGTGTTGCTAAAAGTCAAAGCCCTCTAGTAGGAACACACATTGCTAGTGAGATATACCCCCTCCCCCATTGGGAAGAAGTAGAGGGTAATGTTGCTATAAGTCAAAGCACCTCCCCTGAGAAGAAGAACCCCTTTTGGGAATAACATATTACCCATAGTAGGGGTAAGATAGGGGTAAAACATATATGTATAATATAGACTCTGCTATAAGTCAAGGCTTGTCTGTCTAACGCTTCTTACCATATTCTCCTATAAATACCTGTATCTTCTTGTAAGATATGGGTGTTTTTTTATTTTATTTCATATTTTTTTATATCTGTTACACGCCTTGTTATAACAACAAAAAATAAAAATAAACTCACACACCCGTATTATGCTATAAGTCAAGATGGCATTTACACAACATTAAATGTATTTTTTTTGATTTTCGCTATGATTTATTATCAAAAAATACACCATATATGGCATTTATGATAACATTACATAATGCTGGCAATCCGTTAAACGACAATGTAAAAGAGCAAAGAAAAAAGAAAAAAACATAATCCTATGGGGAGAGAAACAACAAACCCCACAGGACTATGCCTATATGAATACTACTTGTATACACTATATGTCATTGAATAACCTATTCTATTTTTTTTCATAAGATGTTGTTGTGATTTTTTATGAAAACAAAAGAGCCGCTCCGTCTGGTTTTCCTGAGCAGAGGGGTTCTCGCGCAAATCACGGATTTATTATACCATATCGGCGTAACTTTGTCAATAGTAAAGACTTACAACCGCACAAATAATAATTTTATTTTCTTTGATTTTTTTTGATTTTGTGCTACTATAACTGTCTTTCGTTCGTAAGTGCTGTGCTCGCCTATACTTAGGCGCGCCCGGGACCGCTAGGCCATTTTGTCAAGTAAAAAAGGGGGAAAATCCGAAGATAATCCCCCTAGTATGAAACACTCTACACCTAGTCAGCGTTAGCGATTTCTTGAGCAATGTTCTCACTCAAGGTTTGACGCTCATCTTTCAGATTTCGGAGTTGCTTATTTGCTTCCGAGATTTTAGATTTAGCGATTTCTCCACGCTCAATCCAAGTAGCAACACGATTCTCAAAATCTTCTACTTTCTGCTCCCATTCCGTATTCCAACGGTTGAACTTGAGCATTGAGTTATTGATTTCACGAATACGCTTGCCGATAGCAAGGATACGAGGGTCAGCATTAACCGCATCGGCGTTTGCCTTTGCTTGAAGCATTGAAAGTTGCTTCATGGTTTCTGCGATTCTTTGTTCTACGGGACGATGTTTTGCCATTTTAGTTTCTCCTTTGGGTTATGGGTAATGGTCTTGATTATTGAATACATAGTATACCATAGTTGTTGCTAAAAGTCAAGGATAAAATGGACAAAATGTTGGAATATTTCAAAAAAAAACTTTACCGGGCTGGCAGCCTGGTGCCTGGGCTGGGACATATAGTATAACATATCCGGTGCTAAAAGTCAAGAACAACCTTAACCCCTTACCCAGCCTATACTTACACTCGCGTGGGACCGCCCCTCAAGGGCTGCTATAAGTCAAAGGGTGGTGGAGGTGGTGGGAATCGAACCCACGTCCTGACAAGAGCCATGATAGGTTTACCAGTCGAACACCAATCACCCCCAAAAATGAGCCAAAGAGGATTTCTTTCCATGCTCGCTCGCACCACCCTTCCTTTTCAAGGCGTGGATGGGCGCTCTGGCATTCCAACCTTCATGGAACTTGCTCTGGAATTCTCCAACCTAGGATGTCCAATGGGTGAGGTTGCCTCTTTGACTCGTTTACCATTATACACGAGCGCACCCGTATTGTCAAGTAAAAAATGGGGTTTTTTCATGAAATCTCAACAAATTATGCGAGAACCCCAAAACTCGAATTTTAACTCATGCAATATATTATACTACATTTTACCTCCGTTGTCAAGAGAAAAATAGTCTTTCTTTTTTTCAGAGTGTCATTATCGACTCTCAGAGGTGAAAAACTGCCGGAAAAATCTCCCCTGTTGTGCGTATATTATACCATTTTCCTAGCATATTGTCAAGGGGAAAACGTGTAAAATTCTCCGCTTTTTTACTTGACAAAATGAGCCTAAACGTGTAAAATTCTCCGCTCAATCATGTAAAACTTTCCGCTCAATCATGTAAAATTCTCCGCTCCCAATCATGTAAAACTTTCCGCTCAATCATGTAAAATTCTCCGCTCAATCATGTAAAACTTTCCGCTCAATCATGTAAAATTCTCCGCTCCCAATCATGTAAAACTTTCCGCTCGAACGTGTAAAATTCTCCGCTCGAACGTGTAAAATTCTCCGCTCTAAGTCCTTATTATACCATTTTCCTAGCATATTGTCAAGGGGAAAACGTGTAAAACTTTCCGCTCTAAGTCCTTATTATATCATTTTCCTAGCATATTGTCAAGGGGAAAACGTGTAAAACTTTCCGCTCGAACGTGTAAAATTCTCCGCTCGAACGTGTAAAATTTTCCGCTTTTTTTACTTGACAAAATGAGCCTAAACGTGTAAAATTCTCCGCTCGAACGTGTAAAATTCTCCAAGTCCTTACTACACCTATACTTAGGACCGCCCGGGACCGCGCGGCTCGATTTTGTCAAGTAAAAAAGGGGGATTTTAGAAAAAGCGGCGTGGCAGTAGTTCAAGGCTCCCCCAAACCTTTTTAGACTTAGAAACCTTGAGTGGCTTTCCAAGGACGGGCATTTGACCATCTATGGTTACCCCAATGGTTACCGTCTACCATTTTAGGTAGCATACGGCGAATGTTAATGTAGCGATTAAGCCAAAAATCAGCGGACTTGCCAGAGCCTTTAGTATAAGCGGACTCAAAGCGACGAGCGCAGAAGAGAGAAAGTTGATTGAGAAAGTATTTCATTTTATTGAATGCCTAGAGGTAGGACTTTGTTATTTGGTATACGTATAGTATACCACAGCGAGGGCGCTTTGTCAAGTTAAAAACCACAAAAATTGTAGGCTTTTTCCATAACGATTTGCTGAACATCTGAGTTATCCATGATGATTTCTAACTCATCATTTCCTAGACGAAAGCCGTCAGTCCAAAGTGCTTCGGATACGAAAGCGTCGCAAAAATCGAAAGCGTCGGTGATATCGACTCCGTCGATGACGATGGAACGGAGGTCTAGGCTTCTGCCTAGAGTGGGAATGTAGAGGGTATTATTGTTTTTCATTATGCTAATAGTATAACACAGCGCACCCAATCCGTCAAGTATAAAACAGGAAAAATCTTTAAATATTTGAAGTTTTTGTAAGTCCTTTGTGCGCCTATACTTAGGACTGTCTCGGACCGCCCAAAATGTGGGTTTAGAGCCCTCCGGCGTGGTCTAATAGGCGATTAGACGGTAAACCATTTATCCTTAACTTTATTTCCATGCAGGGCGTATTTTATAACCTTAACCGATTTTGACCAACACGCTCGGCACGATTTGCATTTTCCATCACGCTCAAACGCTCGGCATAAACTTTCGCCCTTGCTCGGCTTAAACTCATCGGCGGTTTGTATAATGGTGGAAGATAATCCCTCAACCGTTACGCCATTAATAGAATCGCTAGAATAACGCACTACTACATTTTCTAATTCGTTCATGCGCTCGAATATAGAAACAAAATTAGAATCCTTATACATTCTAGTTGGCAACCAATGCTGGCAGTTAGGCGTTAAGCCCATAACGGTATAGATTTTGTGGGCGAGTTTAATATCGTAAACATCGCCACTATCAAACCACCGAAAATATTTTGCCTTGCCGATTTTCTTAACCATAACGGAAACCCAATCATCGCACTTCCAATCTTCCATATTATGCTTGCGACTTGCTACCGTAGCAGGAAAGCGATATGCGCCCGTCAAGGCATAGCAATAATTGCAAGCATCGACAGGCGAACCGTCAGACTTTCTCGCACTTGGGCAAGAATCCCATGCAGGAAGCGACCAAGATTTGCAAGGCATTTTGGAAGCGTTAGATATTTTAGGGGTAGCGAGTGTTTTCATTATACCTAGTATAACACAGCGCACCCAATCCGTCAAGTATAAAACAGGAAAAATCTTTAAGTATTTTAAGTTTTTGTAAGTCCTTATGCCACCTATACTTAGGGCTGCCTCGGACCGCTCCAAATGTGGGTTTAGAGCCTATTCGTCGGCGTTATTCCCAAAAACAGAGTCCTGACATTCTTGGCACATTCCGCTGATACCGTATTCCTTAATGCTGATTTCATCTCTAAAATCCATGTCTAGTATATCATTAGGACAGGTTACGCATTGCTTGTTATCTATTCTCTGAACTAGGTCGGGAACGAGTTGGAATACAGGCTTGTTGAGGTCGGGTTTATTCATGCGTATAGTATAACAGAGCGCCTACTGTTTGTCAAGCAAAATCTGGACTTTTTTCCAATATTTTAATGTTGCGGTTTTCTTATAACCTTTTGGTCCGCCGTTATGGATTCGGGCAACCTTCTCAGCATCAAACTTTAGTGGATTAGTCCATGCGGAACGGGCATACCTTCGCATATAAGCGTCAAACACCATAATAGAATAAGCCCTTTTATAACAATCAAGATACTTCCCGCCGATATTAGAACGCTCGGTAGCATCGGTGTGATAGATTTTCCAAATTTGGAGACAGCCAATAGCATTGCCATTATCTCCGACGGCATCATCTTTGCCGTTTGATTCGACTTGGATAAGGGCATTGACGAGTTTAGTTTGTTGAGCATTGAGTTCTACCTGTGGCAGAGCCAATAGGGTGAGTGCGAGAGTTATCATGCGTATAGTATAACAGAGCGGAGGAGGGTTGTCAAGTAAAATTAGAGAATATTTGGAGGGTTCTTTTTGCCGAAAGTGTGCCAATCTTCAAAGGTCATATATGCAACCTTGTGAGGGTTGTAATGCGCCAAAGCAGCTTTGGCTTGTAGGTAAGGTAGTGAGCCTTCACCGATAAAAACACGGTAGGGCTTCAAAACGCCTTTCTTAGCGTAGAGAACGTATTCAGGAGAAGCAGAGTTTTTCATTTTCATTATGCCTATAGTATACCATAGCGCAAGGGTATTGTCAAGCATAATCCCACAATTTTTAACTCCTTATGCTACCTATACTTAGGACTGTCTCGGACCGCCCAAAATGCCCCTTTTAAGCCTGTTGGCGAGGGGTAAAGTGGGGTTTTGAGCAGACCCCAAACTGCGTAATGAAAAAACTCAATCCTCCATCATATCCCCAAACTCCTTCGAGGATAGATGGTCTTTAGGTTTCTCTATAACACCCGTTGTAACTGCGTCATCGAATGATTTATTCCAACGCATATACCATTCCATAGGTATACTTATTATTTTCTCTATATCTCGCCTTCCCAATTCTTGAAGAACGGCAAGGATAGGAACTAAGGTAGCAATGTTGGCAAGGATTTGCTCCGACTTATTAAAGGCGGGCATTTCCTTATCTCCCATGACTAAGTAAAAAGCCATCGAAGTGCAATTGCGGATATCATTATCCTTGGCAATTAGATTAGCAAACTCATTGCAGACTGAATCGGGTGGGGCTTCATGCCCACCCACCATTTCTATATCGCTTTGATTATAGATTGTGTAAGTTTGAACATCAGACATTGTAAGTGCCGTAATCTTGAGTTGCTAGGTAAGCATCGTAAGCACCATAACGGCTCTCACAAAGTTTTTCGTTATCCACCATACGGCGAGCATCACGATACATTTCCAAAAGTTGCATCGTTTGTTCACAATGCGTATGGATTCTGTATGACTGAGCAAATGCCTTGCCAATGGTAAGAGAGAGATTGTGCCTATCTTCGACAGACTGAGGAACGGTAGCAGAGTTGTATGCCATGAGTTTTTTCTATGCCCACGATGGGGACTTGGTTATTTGTTATGCGTATAGTATACCATAGCGCAAGAGGTTTGTCAAGCAAAATCTAGAAAATATTTGGGATAAAATCCAAACAGTAGACAATCCACAACAGAGCCGATGCGAACACCTTAAGGCAGAACGCAATAGGTTGGTGGAAGATGACGAACAAGGTAAGGGAGAGTAGCGATTTCATTATACACAGTATACCATAGCGCAAGGGTATTGTCAAGCATAATCTCATAATTTTTAACTCCTTACTACGCCTATACTTAGGGCTGTTTCGGACCCCCGGCTCGCGATTTTGTCAAGTAAAAAATGGACTTTCTTTGTAGGTGAAAGCCCGAAACATCCTCCCCTAAACTTATACTATCGGCGAAGGGGCGAGCCGTCTCATAATTTCAGCCACATGAATACTCACCCTCCTCATTTTGCCAGTAATCAGCCGTTGCACCATAATCACTATCGTAATCACCGCACTCATGAGCCATATCGCCCTCAGCGTCAGCCCAAGCGCAGAAGGTTTCATCGCCAGCGTCGCACTCGCAGAAAGTGGTAGAACGGACATCGTAGCCCTTCTCAATCACGCCAGTATCAGCGCAGTTTGAGCAAGCAGGGACATCGCAAGCCTCACAAGCCTCGTTAGGGCTGTAAGATGAATCGTAGTAGGAGGTGTTTTCCATTATGCCTATAGTATACCATAGCGCGTGTGTATTGTCAAGCACTTTCTTAGATTTTTTTTAATCAAACCAACCTCGCTTTACATCACGCCTAGCCTGAGTTATACTATACCCATTTTCTTCGAGTCTGTCAAGCGTTTCTTGGATAATTATTTCTTGAGTTACAGAGTCCATCTCCACACGATTAGAAGAAGGAAAGACATAGGCGTGCGTAATGACACCTAAACAGAATGCTAGTGCGTATTTCATGGTCTATAGTATAACACAGCGTAAGCGTATTGTCAAGTAAAAAACCCTAAATATCTCGCTGGTCGGAGAAAATCGTTGATTCGGTACCATGCCAAAATGGCAGAGCGCCCTGTATCTTCCGTAGGACCCATGCCTATACCTTTTGGGACTCCTACAAAACTGGGACTCCTACAAAACTGGGACTCCTACAAAACTGGGACTGTAAAAAAATATAATTATTTTATAGCAATCATCCTAGGATTATACTTATTTAATTTTTCGCGCTACGACGACCTCTACGCCCAGCTCTCTTAGGAATTCGATTCCTGTAGTATCGCTATAAGCCTGTCCGCATACAACTCTCACTATACCAGATTGATATATCATTTTGGCACAATCAAAACATGGCGATAGTGTAGTATATAACGTAGAGCCGACGCTACTCTGAGAGCCCCTTGCGAGCTTTGTGAGCGCGTTTGTCTCTGCATGTAGGACTTCCTTAAGAGTTTCGCCATCGTCGCCCTCACACGCGTTAGAGAAGCTTGTAGGGGTCCCATTATATCCATCGGAGATAATCTGATTATCTCTTACCACCAAACATCCAACTTGTTTTCTTTTCGCATGAGATTGTTGACCCCATATATGCGACATAGCTAAATAAGTTTCATCTAATTTTTTTTGATTTACCATGATTTTACTTTTTATTTCTGCTGTTATTACTTCTATCGGTGTCATTGCTGGCACATGCGCTCTAAAAGAAATTATATTTAGGAGAAGGGTCCAAGACCTACAAATCGAATGGGAAGCGACATACGGAGCTCAAGGAGGTTATCCTATATTCATTAAAGACAATGAAGTGAAAAAGAAAAAGAAAAAGATAAAAATTAGCGCGTAATCCAAAAAAACATCATATCATTACCAAGAGGTTAAAAATATGATGTTTTGGTATTTTATCGCCGGGATAGCCACGTGTGACTTGCTTCTAGACCTTATGGAAAGGAAGCGACGCTCTCACTTAGGAACACTATGGCGCCGTGTCACCAAGGGTGTCCGGCGGCACTTTAGGAAGTAGCACCCTCGGGCTTCTTCTTAATCGCATCTCCAGCCCGAACAGCCGTAGCTAAGTCCGTATCAGGGTTGGAAGCGGTAGCAACCGCGCGTCTTTGCTGTGATGCCTCCTTCTTCTTCAAACGCTCTACGTTCTCCGGTGAAGGGTTTGCATTCGCGGCGCGCTTCGCGCGCTGTACTCCCGCCTCACCAATCTGCCCTACTTTGCGCGGATTCTCTTCTTTATTGGCTTCGGCTTTGCGTTTCGCCGCCGCTTTTTCTACTTCCTCAGGGGTAGGAGGGGTAAAGTTTTGCTTTCTGTCAGCGCTATACTTTTGGGAGGGTGTGTCCCATTTTCCCCCAATACCCCTAGCTTCGTTGGCGGTTTTTGCTTCAGCTTCAGCTTTTTTTTTGGCTGCGGCGTTGCGTTCGGCTTGACCAGGACCTGCACCCGGCTGAGACCTGAATTTTCCGATGGTTTTGGAGTTGTTGTCGTCGGCGTCGGAGCCCGGAATTGTCCTACCTCTGTCGTCGGTAGCTTCTGCTGTTAAAGTACCAATAGGGCGAGGACCGCTGACATACTCTGGCTCTTGGTCGGTTCCCGCTGCCAATACGCTTCGCCAGGCGTCCTCAGACTCCTTTTGACCAATATTGGTGCGACCATTGTTATCCACTTGCTGAATCTTCATGTAGTCTTCAAAGGTACTATTCTCTGTGACTGTGCGTGCTTTTGGTTTGTTTCTATACATTTCGGTGTTCCTTTTCCAATCCCAAGCGTTTTCAAAGCTATTGCCGAATGCTCCAGGTTTATCGCCCTGGATAACATTACCAAATTCGTGTAGTCTATTATTCTTTACGGGCTTGGCTTTGCCGACAAAACTCATTTTCTTGATTGGCATACTTTATATACTAATCTCAATTCGACCCGCATATATAAAATAGAGGAATTTAACACATGCCAGTCTCATATTCAGTAACAGGGAGCGTAGCGCCAGTAACAGGCGCGCCGTTCGTCGCATCGGGTACTCCGGTAGAATGCACGCTTTATGAGCATGACTCCGGATTCTCCTATGAAGTAATCACATACGGTGAAAGCCAAGGGGGTTATCCGCCATCTACGTGTACAACCGTGTCTGCGTTATATATTCGGGGGGCGAATAGAGCTTGGGATAGGCAGACTATTTTCTGGTACAATACTACAGGCTCTCCTAACTTCTATAATGAGCAGACGTACTCCTTTAGCTCGCATACTAGCCCTAGCGGACTAGGTGTGTCTGGCGTAGTTTACTCTGACCGGATAGCCGCGCACCAACGTGCAAAGCTCGCGGGTGATGTCGCACATTATGAATGGCTTAGTTTGCAGGGCATTCTCGTTCCTTTCTCAGACTATCGGGTGATGGACGGCTACGATGGTAATGTCGCTGCCGGTAACCTAATAGCGGATATTATTTCTATGATGCAGTGCGGTGGCTTGCGAAACGGGCTTAATTCTTATACCGGACCTTTGCCTAACTGGCGACCTGACCTAGTGTTGTAGGGCTCGTACTATGTCGCAAATATATAGCCAAGTGCGCAAAGAGCGTCTTCGACGACTGGCAAAGAAGGCGGGAATACTTCCTCAATATGGAGAAAGCAGTCCCGGTCCACAAACGGGAATGGTATTTGAGGATAAAACGGGCTCGCAGAGTCTCCAAGGGGGAGGTCCACCTGACGCTGGAAGTCCCAGTCGAAACGAAACACTTGTAAAAGAGCATGACAGGCTCTTTGGCTCATTTATTGACATGCGTTGCACATTCGAGCTGCAATCGTTGTATACGGATTTAACCGAACTAAAAAATGCGTTCCCTGATGCTGAGCGCATGATGCCCGATTATCCCAAAGATGAGCAGCAAGGATACACTGTTTTAAGCCTTAAGGGCAGCGTGGAAGGGACAGTGGAAGGGTATTGGTCATGTCAATGCATGGAGAGTTGTAGCCCTTGGGAGCACCCCGAAGATGGCAAGAATTTCTATAAACAAGCCGAGGGGGCGCTGGCAAATCCAGAAAAAGTTGCGTGGGACAACTCCGATAATAGTTTGTTTATGTGGTTCGACTCGTTGAAAGTAGGCTGTTGTGGTCCGTGTTCCACAACTGACCAAGGAATACCCATCGGGAGCAACCGTGTGCACATAAGCGACTTTTGGTGGAATGAATTTGTGTTTGTTAATAAGTCCTATACTACTTTGGATGAGCTGGAAGCTGACAATGACCTGCTGATGCGAGAGCTGTGGAGGATTAAAGTAGAGAATTCCGACATCGGCATGGAGGCTAAACGTTTAGGCGGTTGGCTCGATATTAGAGATTGTACCTACTGTTGTAAAGGAGTAAAATAAAAGGAACCTTTGCAGGTTCCTTTTAAAATAGGTAAATAGAGGAATTACTGCTGTGGTGTATACCCTGGCGGAACCAAGGGCTGACCTAACAGTTGTTGTAAAATACCCATTAATTGAATACCCATAGGTGTCATACCGTCTTCGGTAAACCTCTCCGGGTATGCTTTATTGAGCACTTTTAGGACATCCTTCATTACCTGTACAAGTTGTTCGTCTCTTTCCATGTTATTGTTATAGGGTTAGTTTTTAAAAAAGAATAAAAATTATCCGAATAATATGACGGACTTTGAATCCTTCGTCTTAGGGAAAGAAACGGTTAGAAGACCGTTCTTCAAGTCGACCTTAGCCTTCTTAACATCAAACTGTGCGTCGACGTTGATAGTGAAATCAACATCACGGTCACTAATGCCATGGTGTAGAACACAAGGGCTTTTCATAGGTTCCTTCTTACTTGCGCGTACAGTGAAGGAGTTTTTACCCCCTACTACTTTAACGTCTTCGTCTGAGAATCCCGCGAGCGCAAACTCAAAAAAGAGTTGGTCTTGGTCATCTGACACGTAACAGTTGCTTACCGGGTATTTTGGTAGCTTGCACGTTTCGTTTGGTCGTGCATCCTTTCTTTGGCTTTCAGGGAAGCCTAGGCTTGCGAACTCTCGGAAGAGCTCATCAAAGTGTGTGAAATAATAATTCATGTTTTTTAATCTCCTTATCGGACAATTGTTGTATCACCTTATCAGTGATGGAAATGGTTTGGTGCTCTTTCGACACACCACCCTCCTCAACGACGAGGGCATGATTATATAGTTTAGCAGTTTTACTTACTGCCTTTCTATATTTTTTGGTACATATCTGCATAAGCTGTGTGTACCTAGC